ATGGCACGCCAACAATTAAGTACTAAACTAGATAGAATAAAAGTTAAAAGAAAAGGTGTTCATGCAAAGACAAAAACATCTAGCTCTACATCTAGTATATTATATAAAAAGAAATACAAAGGACAAGGAAGATGAAAGAAAGTAAGTTATTAGAAATGCAAAACAAAATTGCATCATTAACTAGAGTAATACAACAAATGATTAATGAACTCAATATACTTAGTACTACAACTATGGGTACTTTAGAAGCTGTAAAATTAATGCCTGGTTATAAGGAAGCAATTGAAGAGTTAAAAATTAAAGCTGAAGAATTAGAAAAAGAAAAAAAAGATGGAGTTATCGAACAAAATACTAAGTGATATAACAGTGTATATGAAGTATGCTAAGTTTGTACCAGAACTTAATAGAAGAGAAACATGGGATGAATTAGTTACTCGTAATAGAAATATGCATATTAAAAAATACCCTAAATTAAAAGAAGAAATAGAAGAAGCTTATAAATTAGTATATGAAAAGAAAATTTTACCTAGCATGCGCTCGCTACAGTTCGGAGGTAAACCGATTGAGATCTCGCCTAATCGAGTTTATAATTGTGCTTATCTACCTATTGATAGCATTGAGTGTTTTCATGAAATAATGTTTTTATTATTAGGTGGTACCGGAGTAGGATACTCTGTGCAAAACCACCATGTGAAACAAATGCCACCAGTTAATAAACCTTACGCTAAAAGAACACGAAGGTTTTTAATCGGTGATAGCATTGAAGGTTGGGCTGACGCAATTAAAGTTCTTATGAAGTCCTATATGGGCGATAAGAGATCATCTAGCGTACAGTTTGACTTTTCTGATATTAGAGCTAAAGGAGCTCAATTAGTTACATCAGGCGGCAAAGCGCCAGGACCACAGCCTTTAAAAGAGTGTATACTTAAAATCAAAGGTATATTTGATGGCAAGGAAGATGGTACACCATTAACAACATTAGAAGCACATGATATTGTTTGTCATATTGCCGATGCTGTTTTAGCTGGTGGTATACGTAGAGCTGCTTTAATTAGTTTGTTTTCTGCTGAAGACAATGAAATGATTGGAGCTAAGTCTGGTAATTGGTGGGAAACAGATCCACAAAGAGGTAGAGCTAATAATTCAGCTGTTCTTATGAGACATAAAGTTACTAAAGGTTTCTTTATGGATTTATGGAAACGTGTTGAGCTATCAGGATCAGGTGAACCTGGTATATACCTTAATAATGATAAAGACTGGGGCACAAACCCTTGTTGTGAAATAGCATTAAGACCTTTTCAGTTTTGTAACTTATGTGAGGTAAATGCTAGTGATATTGAATCACAAGAGGATTTTAACGATAGAGTTAGAAAAGCAAGCTTTATAGGTACACTACAAGCTGGTTACACTGACTTTCATTATTTAAGAGATGTATGGAGAGATACGACAGAGAAGGACGCCCTTATCGGTGTATCAATGACAGGAATCGCGAGTGCCGCTGTGCTGCCGTTGGATATGAAGGCCGCTGCAGGTATAGTAAAAAGAGAGAATACAAAGACAGCTAAAGCAATTGGTATTAATCCAGCTGCAAGATGCACGACCGTGAAGCCTGCTGGGACGACATCTCTGGCATTAGGAACTTCATCTGGTATTCATGCATGGCATAACGATTATTATACGCGTAGAATAAGAGTTGGTAAAAACGAGTCTATGTATAAGTATTTAATTGCAAATCATCCTGAACTAGTTGAAGATGAGTTCTTTAGACCTCATGATACAGCTGTAATTAGTATACCACAAAAAGCACCTAAAAATTCTATATTAAGACATGAATCACCATTTGATTTACTTGAAAGAATTAAAAAGGTAGCTACTGAATGGGTTAAGCCTGGTCACAGAAAAGGATCTAATACTCACAATGTTTCAGCTACTGTTAGTTTAAAGCAAACAGAGTGGGATCAAGCAGGAAAATGGATGTGGGAAAATAGAGATCATTATAATGGTTTATCTGTACTTCCTTATGATGGTGGAACATATACTCAAGCACCATTTGAAGATATAAGTAAAGTGCAATACGATAACGCTATGAAACATTTAAAAGATGTTGATCTTAGTAAAATCGTTGAAACAGAAGATGAAACAGATCTTGCTGGAGAGATTGCTTGCGGCGCAGACGGTTGTGAAATAAAATGATAGCATCAGCTATATACGGATTTGTTGCTGCAATACTGGTTCTTGTAATAACATTTATGGTAATAATACTAACTAGTCGGTTTGAAAAAGCCGGCTATGGTATTATGTACGGAAGTTTATTTATTAAAATGGTAACTTTATCTGCATTTACTTTAGCAGTTAAACCTTATTTAGGTGATGCTATAATATATGCAGCTATTGTTTTAATAAGTATAATGTTTTCTAATGTTTATCTTATAATAAAAATAAAACAATGAGAAAATTAGCAATAATAGGTGGTATAAGCCTAGCTAGCTTTGCAGCTGGCAATATGATACTACATAAACAAAAAATCAATTTAAATCCTAACACTTTAGCTATAGCTAGTGGAGGTTTTATAATTGCTTTTGGTATTACTTATAGATTCTAAAATTTAAATTATGTGTGAAAACTGTCCGGGCGGATTTTGCCCATGGTGTTAAATATAAAAAGGGGAGGTCATTACGACTTCCCCTTTTTTGGTTACAGGAACTTTGGGTATGGTGCCCAGTATTTTATTGTTCCTTATCTAGATCTTCTTTTTGATTTTCTTTTTTTAATTTTAACATTTCCTCTACTAAAAGTGCTTGACTCTTTGCTGTCAGGCATTATTTGCCACTTAGGCCAACCAGCTAACATAGCTACAGTTTGCCAAGTTTCAGCATCTTCATCCATAGCTCCAGAAATATTATTTACTTTGCTATACACTCTGTCTAGCGGTATATTTGCAGTTGCAGATATTACTTTTGCACCAGCTTCATATGCTGGATTATCTATGCTAAATCCTTTTTCAAATATTTCTTCTCTACGTTTTTTGCTATCAAATTGCCAAGCAGCTCCTCTAATTTTAGATATTTTACTACTTACAGGTGGAGATATTTGTAACAATTTATATATTGAATCTACATACTCAGGTCTTTTTCTTCCAGATCTTTCGTATATATCAGTTAAAAAGTTTTTAATTACAGCAACTGTAGCTCCAGCAACTCCTAAACCTCTTAATTGAGAGTCTAACATACCGTTAGCTATTCTAGTATACATCTTTTCTTTTTTCTCATCGTCTTCATCATCTCCAAAGCCTAAACCAAATAAAGCAGATTGTAAAGCATTAAATATCAAGTTTTGAACCACAGCGTAGTATATAATCTTACTAACATGTGTTTTAGCATCGCCTCTTCCGTTAACTATGTCTTGTAAAGCTCTTTTTTGTATTCTAGCATATTGCATTGGCGTGTTAGCAAAAGCTAATATAACTCTTCCTAAATCACTAGCTTGTTGAGCAGATATTTTACTTGGATCAGATGATTGTTGAGATATTTCAGCTGTTTCTCTCCACTCTAACATAGCTTGCTTTTTAGCATCAGCTTCAGACATACCTTCGTTCTTTATTAAATCTTTTATTCTATTACGATAAAATGTAGCGCCACCAGAAGCTATAGCAAAACTATCAGCAAATTGTGTAGGTAAAAATCCTTTTTGTAATATATAATTAATAGCGGCTTTAGCTTTATTTTTACTAGTCGATGCAGCATCAGCTATCTCAGATTCATTTATATTTAATTTTAAACCATTACGTCTATCAACTAAATAATCAGAGTTTATTAACTCAACAAAGTCTTTCCAATATTGAGGTTGATTAGCAAATGCAGCACCTGCTTTTATAGGATTATTAAAACTCCAATTCAAAAAGTTTATAGCAGATATAGTTTGAAGAACTGCTGATCTAGTGTTAAAGAACATTATAGCTCCAGTAGAATTATTTATATAATCTAAAACTCTATTACTAAGTCTATTACCACTAAATATTCTGTTTTTACCAGACTTCATTCTACCTAAAACATTTTCTAAAGCTTCTCTATATTTAGCGCCATACTCAGCTTCTAGCTTGTTTAAATTTTCTTTACTAAATATTAATTCAGCATTAGCGGTATAACCAGATTGTTCTAAGTATTTAGCTCTTTTAACGGTATTTAATACATCAATTAAATCAGTTGTAATTGTACCAACTAACCAGTTTTCACCTGGCTTAGCATAACCATCACCTTTAGTTATATTAAATATTTGATCACCAAATGCTTTTAAAACGCCATCAGAGTTAACTAAATCTAATAATTCGTTTAAATCTGTTTTAGATATACCAGGAATATCAAAGCCAGCTTTGTTAAATAAATAAACTCTTACAGCTTGTTCTTTAGTAAAACCTGAATCAGTTTTCTTTCTAAGATCTTTAGGAACTTCTAATGCTTTTTTAAGAGCTTTAAAATCCTCCATTAATTGTATTCTATCAGCTGCTATATTTTCATTTGCCATAGCATATGGATCAAGTAAATTCTTTTTAAACCAAGCCATTTGGCTATCACCTAATTTACCTTTACTTAATAATGGATATATTAATCCCATAAAGTCTTCAGCTGAGTAAGGTATAAAGAATTTTTTATTACCTTTATTAGCTCCTCTTACTTTTGCTTTAGCCTCTGAATATACTTTTTCCGATGCTATTCCCGTAGTTTGTTCTATTATTTTATTAAAATCTTCGTTAACAGATTTACTAAATTTTATTTTAGCTTGCTGAACTTTAGATTTTACATCGAGAACTGACATAGCGTCTTTAACAGCTTTTACATTTTGATAAGCATCATCTGCAAAATAAAAATCATTATAACCTTCTGCAGCTTTTTCAACCATCCAGCTGGCTTTAGCTTCACCTGTTGAATTACCTAAGCCAGTTATATTTTCTAATGGTATATTTAACCCTACACTATCTAAAAACTCTTTAATAGCTACTTGAGCTTCAGGTGCTCTAGCAGTTAAAACAAATACATCTTCAGTTCCTCTCGCTGTTTGTATTTTTTTAGCTATATCTAATAGTGGTCCAGGTTTACCTTTAGTTACTTTATTAAACTCAGAAAAATCAAATACATATCCTTCTTCTAGTAGTTGTGCTCCTTGCTTAGCAAACTCTTCAGCATTTAATTTACCTTCAGTTCCATCAGGCGCTGTAAATAAAACATCTGATTTGGTAGTAGCTAATGTATCGTCAAAATCAAATACTCTAATTTTTTTAACAGGAGCATTAGGATCTCTTGCTATTTTTAAAGCTTCATCAATTGTTTTAGCATATCCAATAACACCTTCGTTATTAGTTGTTTTACTGAAATTTACAACATTGTTTGATAAATTTTTTACGTTTATGTTTTTAGCTTTTGATTTTAATTTTTCTACTTCAATTGTTGTAGAGTTACCATTAGCATCAACATTAAACATTTTACCAAATGTTTTACCATCTAAACCTATTATAGAATTTGGATCTATACCTCCATCTTGGCTAGAGACTATGTCATTAAAATATCTTTGCCACCAAGAATTATCTATAACACTCCAGTCGTCAGGCATTCTTCTTTGTAAACTATAACCTTTATCTGTTCTAGCGTTTCTTAATTTATCATCCATAGCTTTATCAAGAGCTATTAGCTTATAATTATCCACCACTAAATCATAAGCAGTGTTAAAGTCAACTTCGGACAACGATGCGTCTAACAAGTATAAATAAGCTGCAGTAGCAGGCATAGCGTGCTCATATTCATATCTTTTACCTGTTATATCTTTAGAATATCCTTCAAATTGAGCGCCTAATTTATGCCAATGACCAGTATCATTAGCAACAATACCTAGATAAGTAGCTATTCCAGTTGCTTTGTTATTATCTTTTGATATTTCTTTATTTATTCTTTCCCATAATGCTTTGTGAATAGCTGCAACTTGTTTATTAAATTTTTTAATTTCCCCATTTTTTATATTTTTTTCTATTATTTCTGGAGATTTAAAAAACTTATCATACTTATTTCTTAAAGACCAAATATCTTTAGTATTTACACCAGGTATAGGTTTGCCGTATTTTATGCTGTTATCAGATTCTAATTCTTTAATCTTAGTTACAAAAGTTTTCCAAAGTGGATCACTAGAAGATTTAACGCCTATTATTTTAGAGCTACTAGTAAAAACGCTGCCGCCGCTAGGTCCAAACCACATTTCTTTAGGACCTAATATAAAAATATCGGACTTCAACATTTTCACATATTCGTTTATATCTTCTTCGTTTTTTATTTTTAAAGACTTTTTAAGACCATAAGCTTTTAACAATTTATCTTTACCATTAGCCTCTAGTTGAAATAAATTTCTTATGTTTATTATACCATCTACAGTTTTACTAAACATTCCAACAGGTGTTCCACTTTTAATATCTTGTAAAGCAGACTCAGGCATACCTTCTTTTTGTAATTGCTCTCTAACAGTTTGATTAGTTATAGCTTTACCAGTTTGATTAGCTAATGCTATTATTCTAGCAGATATATTTCTATCATTTCTAGTTGGTTTACCATCTACAAACCCAAACACTTCTAAAAACTCTGTACTACCTATATTAGGTTTTTTAATTTGCACATTTAAACCAGCACCTGTTTTAGATCTTACACTACGCTTATTATAAAACTTATCAAGCAGCACTTTAGGAACACCAGTAGATTTAAAGTCTTTATTATATCCATCAGGTAATAAAGCTTTTAATAAGTCAACATTATTTTTTATATATCTTTGAGCATTGGCTATTTCACCTTTAGTTAAATTAGCATTACTTAATATTTTCTTAGGTGATATACCAAATGCTTCACCAATGGTTTCATTAGCTAAATTTTTAAGAGTTTTATAATTAACTTTAGATAAGTCAATATCTTTTACTTTTTCACTTACTTCTTTTATAGCTTTTTCCTCTAGTTTTAATCTTTTTGCTACCTTAGTCTTTCTCTCTGCTTGTCTTATTTCTTTTTCAGTCCTATCATCAGTTGTAGTTTCTGAGTCATCTACAACTTGTCTAGCTTGCTCAGAGTCAATGCTAGTAGTTTCTGATTGTTTACCTATTTGTTCTTCATAAAAAGCTTGACGCTTAGGTCTTATATTAGAATTGATCCATGTTGAAAATTCTGTAGAGCCATCATATCTTCTTAATATACTATCAAACTCTTTATTAACAAATGATATAGCTTCTTCTGGAGCAATAGTTCCTTTAGATATATCATAACCCAAAGCTTTTAAAGCCACATTGTTATATTGTTTAACTAGTTTCTCTACATCAGCTTTATTAGGATCAGCTTTGTATTGCTTGGCTAAGTCTGTTACTTCAGATTTAGAAAAAGAAATACCTTTTTTAATGCTTGAAGTTTTTGATAACTTTAAAGCTCTTTTACTTAACTGTCCTTTTGAAACACTCTTAGAATAATCTTTCATAAAGTTGTAAGCTTGTCTAGCGTTTTCAAATTCTTTTTTAATACCTAGTTTTCTTAATATTTCTTGAACAAAATTTAATATCTTATTGCCTATATTTTCATTAAAAGTTATTTCATTTAATTCTATAGCATCTGAAAAAGCAGTAAACCACTCTATAGAAGTCTCTGGATCAAAACCTTCCATTGTCATGTAAGCATCTTGTATCCTTTTGTTTACAACTTCTAATTGTTTTTTACTTAATAAGTTTTTAAAATCTTTAATTAACGTTCTTCTATCTTCTATATCTACACCTTCAAAATAATCGTCTACAAGAAAATGAAAAGTTTCATGAGAACCAACAGATATAGCACCTCTTTGTTTGGATAAATTCTTATTTATAACGGCTATGTCACCTACTTTCCAAGCTTCTTCATTAGAAACATCCATAGGTTTTGTTCCTGGATTTTCTTTAACATATTCATCATATATTTCTTGAGCTTTTTCACCAGCTGATTTAACTAAATTTCCATTAGCATCAAACTCATCTTCAACTGTATAAGTTCTTTTACCAAGCTTCTTACCTTGAGCTTCTAAAAATTTTATAGTTTTATTCAGTCTTAAGTCTATAATAGACTCACCTACACTTGCTTTTTTAGTAGCTATATCAATGTCAGCTTCACTAGCGCTTGTTTCAGCTATTTCTTTATCAATAGCTTCTATTTCTTTTTTTGCTTTTTTAACAGAAGCTTGGCTAGGATCTAAACCTTTTATTCTATTATTTAATTCATTTTTTCTATAAATTAAATTAGTTATTTTTTCTTGCTGCTCATTTGACAATTCTGAATCTGTCTGATCAACTGCTTGCTGCAGTTCATCTATTTGCTTTATAAGCTCGTCACCTTGTTGTTTAGAAATAATACCTAACTCTTGTTCTTTTCTTATTTCTGATATAGCACCTTGTTTAACACTATTATTTCTTAATAAAGTGTTTTTACCAGAATTTAATGCAATACCACTACTTTGAACTACACCACCCATAAAAACACCTAAAGCTCCAGCATTAGCACCTCTTCTTAAGTATTCTTCAAAACCTAAATTTTGAACACCAAGAAAATCGTCTGTTAAATCTTGAGCTAAAGAAGTTGTAAATTCAGTAACTCCTTCAGCCGCAGTACCTAATCCAAAAGCTTGAACTATTTCTAGCGAAGTTTCTTTACCTAGCTCTTTAGCTAATCCTTTTGCGGTTGTTTCTCCTAGTTCTATACTAGCCTTTTTAACTAAACCTTTCAATCCTTGAAGAAGTATTTTTCCACCGTTTAAACCTATAGGCCCCATTAAACCTTCAGGTACACCCTCAGCTAAACCTCTAGCTGTTCCTCTAAAAAACTTTTCTTCTTTAGAAAGCTTTTGTATATTTGGATCTTCTGAAACTAATGTTTGCACATATTCTGCAGGTGTTATTAAAGCTGTCATTGTGGTTGCACCAGCTAAAGCTTGCAATGCAGTTGAAGATCCTCCAGTAGCGTAAGCAGCACCAATTGAAGCAACCATTAGTGGAGCTGATTGTAATGTGGTATTTAAACCCATTTTAGCAGCTCTTGAAAAATTTCCATTACTTAATTCGCTTACAAAATCACCTTCTGTAGCTCTTATTTTAAGTTCATTTTTTTCAACTTTATCTATTAATTCTTTACTTATAGAATTTCTAACGTCTTTTGGTATACTACTAACAAAACCACCGATGACCGGCGCTTCCTTTACCCCTGTTAAAAGTTCTAAACCATCTGATAAATAAGTTTCGGCACCTATTATACCTTGCATTAGTAGTGAAGCTCCATTCTCTAAGGATTCATAAGCATCACTCCAAGCATCTCCAGAATTTTTTTGTTGGTTAGCTATAGCTTTTAATTTAGAATCATTTTCTATATCTACTGTTATTTCACCTTTCTGAAACCTTTCAACAAACTCATCGTTATAAAGTCTTTTTATCATACCAGCTTTATCTACTTCAAAACCATTAACTAAGTATTTTTGCTCAAGACTTTCTTCAGGGGCTAACTTGTAAGACTCTTTAATAGTAGCTAACTTAGAATCATCTAATCCTTCAGGATCATATTTAGAATATAAATCTGATATTAACATGTCGTAATTATCTCCATAAGTAGATAATATAGAATCTAGCTTTTCTTGACTTATTTCTTCGTTGTTTTTCTTAGAATAAAAGTCAGTTAAAAATTTTTCTGGATCTCCTTCAATAATCATAAAATACTTTTAGGATCTTTTTTACCTGCGTTTTTATTTACGTAGTTATCTATTTCGTTAGATATTGTTTGTATAATATTTCCATAATCTCCTTCTTTTCCACCTAGTCTATACTGTTGTATTAAGCCTGGTTTGTGGGTGATATCAAACTCATTTTGGTTTATAGATTTTAAACCTATTTTATTTCTATATTTGTTATAATCAGATAATGTTATATTATTTATTTTATCATCCTGCAACTTTATAACATAGTTAACTTGTTCTGAAGGATCCGTAGGAATAGTAACGTCTTCACCTTTAACTTTTTTATTAACTGCAGCTGGTTGTTTATTTTCAATAGCGTTAACTTGTTTAGAAAAATTAGCCATTCTATTTATTACATAAGGCTTTATTTCACTTTGCGTGTCCATGTTAAGGTTTTTATATACAGTTTCTTGATTTAAAGCATCAACTAGTCCAATATTATCTCCTACACCTTGAACTAAAGCTCCATCAGCGTCTAAAATATAATATTTGTCAGAGTCAGAATCTTTTTCAAATTCTCCATTTTCATCTATTACACCCTGCATTGATTTAAAACCTAGTTCTTCTATGCCTCTAGCTTCGTTAAGTAGCTTAACTGTAGTCTCTGTTCTTTGCTTGCTGTTTTTAGGCATTTTACTAACTTTAGCAGCATGTTCTAAGTTTCTATTTAAATAAAAGTCAATTGATCTTTGTAGCTCTTGCTCTGTTTTAGCTGTTTGTATTTGATCTACAGTAAATTTCATTTTTTGAAAATTTAATCTAGCACTTTCACCTAAACTCATTGGAGCTCCAATGTCCGTAGTAGTTTTTTGATCACCAATAGCTGTTCCAGTAACATCATTATACATAGGGAATTTTTTGTTAACTAAATACTCAATCATTTTTTCTTTAGTTAATTTTCCATGTTTTTTATTATCGTAAGCATCTGGACTATCAGTAAATCTTTGAAAATTAGATTCATTTATTAAAGCCTCTATTTTATCACTGTTTTCTAAATTATTTTTATAAGCATTAACAGCGTTTATGTAATCGTTTTTAACCTCTGTAGTTATTTTAGTTCCACCAGCTGCTGCTTTTTCTATAGAACTAGCTTTAACTAAACTTTGCAAACCAGACGAAGCTTCATTAGACGCTTGTGTTAGCTCCTTTTCGTAATCATTAGCGTATTCTATTAAACCATTACCATCTTTAACAGAGTTTAAAAGCTGAGTGCCATTAAATAAATCTTGACCATTGTTAGTTATAATTATATCTTCACCTTGTATTCTAATATTCATTTTAGATGGATCATTTAAAAAATCCATATAAGCTTTTCTTTTATCACCATCTTTACCTAAAAATTGATTTCTTAAAACCATCTTTTTTTGTTCAGCTGGATTCTTGCTTAGAAACTCATTAGAAAGCTCGTTCACAGTACCTATTACTTTTCCAAAACTACCTATTACTCTTTGAGCATTATTAGCTTTATTTAAATAATCACTTCTATCACCATCAAAGCTAGCTATATCTGCTTTATATATATCAGTAACCATATTAGAAAACTGCTCAGTCATCTTGGTCATAGTTTCAGTCTGATCAATTCTTTGAGTGTCATTAACCAGCTTCTGCATATCTATACGCCTTTGCTCAGCTTGCTGTTGAAATAAGTTTACTTTATCTCTTCTTTCTTTAAAGGTTCCTTCTACATACTCAATTCCAGCTAAAACATCAGCTGCAGGATTAAAAATTGTTCTAGGTACATAATTACCTCTTCCTCGACCTCTATAAGGGCTTACTGGTTTACTAAAATCTTCCATAATTTACTTTATTAATAATTGCCTTCACCTGCTATATTATTTAAATCAAAGCCTACCGCTGCATTTGCATCAAAAGTTCCTCCAAAATTATTAGCGTCAATTGAGCTAAAATCAAATGAAGGACCCTGTCCAGGATCTTCTAATTGCATACTTGCTATTTGGTTTCTAGCAGCTTGATCAGCTCCTATGTTAGCATTAAGAGTAAGGTTCGTGTTGTCTATTGTAGGTGTTCTAGATGAGTTTTGTGTTGTTCCAAGGTTTTTAGCTTCTGGATCTATAAAACCGGATAAACCACCTATTCCAGAGGCTAGAGCTGCTGTACCAGTGGCTAAACCAGCTGCTCTTTGCTGCTGCGCTAAATCCATTTGCATTTGTAATCTATTAATATCTCTAACATCTCTATTTTCTTGCATATTAAACCTAGCCTGTTCGCCTGCACCTTTTAACTGCTCCATACGCTGTTGACCTTGAGCTGCTAGTTTTTGATTTTGAGTCTCTTGTTGTTGTATATTAGCTGAAATACTTTGCTTAGATCTTAAAGCAGCTTGAGCTAAAGCAGTTGCTCCACCAGCTCCAGTTTGTCTTAAATTATCTAATGTATTAGCTAAAGAAATATCTGCTTGCTCTGCTTGCATTTCAGCAGCTTTTGTAGCTACTTGCATATTAGCAAAAGGATTAGTTACATTAGCATATGGATTAACTATTTGCTGTCTGCTTTTTTCAATATCATCTAACTTTGTTTGATAATCTTCTATTGCTTTTTTAGATTTATTAGCTTGGTGAAAACCCATAATAGCTGGAACTGACTTAGCTATTAACTGAGTTACTTCTTTATTGTCCGCGAAAAATCCTAATACTGTGTCTAATGCCATAATTATAATTTTATCTTGATGATACTACAAATTCTGTTGAGACAGCAAACAACTCTTTAGTTCCACCTAAATCTGTAGTTGCATCTGTCGATACTTTTACTGTTGCTAAATAACCTTTAATACCTGTAGTTGCATCACCAAAGAACACTTCATTTGGTCTAGCTACACTATTATTTATTAAATTAGCAAAATATTTATTTTCTTTTCTATTAAAACCTGCTCTATAAGGTACACCACTTTCTGTGTATAAACCTTCTTCATAGCTTCTTACTAGTTTAGCAGAGTCATTATACTGTTGGTTTGCACCTGACTGTAAATCAAATCCTTCTGCATCTGATAAAAACGACTCAACTTGCCAACCGTTACTACCTTCGTAATTAACAGTTTTAAAATTCTTTATTATACTTGGATTAGCGTTAAATATAAATTCTACACTAGAGTTAGAAGTTAAACCATAAAAAGTACTTCTAATATGGCCAGGTGTTTGATCATAATGCTCATATATTTCAGCATCGTAAAAACTATAGTATTTACTTTTTAAACTACCAATAAAATTAGGTTCATAAGTAAAAAAGCTAGTCCAACCATTTATATCATCTTCAAAACTTAAAGTGCTATAAGTATCAGGCGTTATAGTATCTTCGCTTTTGTCTTGTATAGATACTACATAGTTTTTATTGTGAATATCCCAACCACCTAATAATCTATCTTTTATAAATTTAGTAAAAGTAGCATTTTGTCCAACATTTGGAGTTCCAGGATCGTTACTTAAGTATAATGTATTTGTGTTAACTATACCAGTAATAGTAGCTGATATAGGTGAACCACTTGTTTGAGGTATAGAGACTAACATGCCTTTTTCTAAGTTAGTTAAAACATTTGAAGGACTTAATGTTAGCTTGGCTGGGCTTGATCCAGAACCTGCTATAACACCTGTAAATGTAAATTCTTTAAAATTGCTATTTATTTTAGCAAACTCTTCTCTAAAGAAAGTAGACATACCATATTGAGATATTTCAGTTAAACCATCTCTTGATAATCTCATTACAGCATTTCTATATTTATCTATAAAATATCTTCTATAGCCATAATAAGCAAAGCTTTCAGGGTTTTTACTTATACCATACTCTCCTACATAAGGAGTTATTTGACCAATAACTAAATTAGTCGATGTTACAGATCCTGCTCCTTCAGCAGAGTAAATAGCATCTTTATCTATTAAAGCATTGCTTACTTTGTTTTCTTGAAATATAGCTAAGTTGCTATCTAAGGCATGAAGCTTTTGTATAGAGCCATAATTAGGATCTACAGCTTTTGTTATTTCTTCTCCAACTGAAAATACATTTGTTTCATTTAAATCAGTTCTTGAATTATAAACACCTGAGTATATTAAAGCATTTACCCTAACTGATTGCTCATTAGAGTTTTCTACTAAATAAGCTCTTGGACCATAACTAGTCGATGTATTATTATAACCACCTCTTATTCTAGCTTCTTCTATTATCCAGTTTCTACCACCAATACCAATAGTATTAGTGTCACTACTAGAATTAACACCAAAAGTAGGGTAACCACTAGGGTTGTTAGGTAAGCCAGAAAAAACAGGTTGATAAGCTGCATTACCTGTAGTAACATCATTAACGTTCTTCTTTAAAACAAAAGAGTTAAAATATTTTATTGCAATGGCCATATTATATTATCACTTATTTTATAATTATATTACTATTTTTCAAAAGTTATAGTTCTACTAAAGTCTGTTAGTCCAGCTGGAATACTTGTTTTATTACTATCATAGACTTTAACTCTAAAGTTTGTAGTAAGCTGCTGTCCTTGTTGAGTTAGTAATTGATTTATAGCATTAGCGTTTGGATGTAAAACAAATTGGTTATTTGTTAAATTAGTTCCATTTGATCTAATATTATCTATTATTAAGTAAGGGTGAGTTAAATTATTAGAATCTACTACTTCTGCTGATAATTGATCAGTGTCTCTAGCCGTGTCTGCGCTACCATTTTTAGAAGTAAACCTAACCACTTCAAAAGAGCTTACATTAGCCGTGTTTATTGGGCCTGAATAAAGAGGGTCTGGTAGACTAGTTAAATCATAAGACTGGTTAGAACCATTTAAATACATAGCAGATAAAACAGGTGGATCGTTAATTAATCTACAGTTATTTAAAGTTATATCGTTGGTTATAGCATTAGCAGTAACACTAATAACAAAAGTGTAGCTTTCTAATGTGTTAGCATTTTCACCATACATGAATAAAGAGTTGCTTTCTATTCTAAATAACTTTAAGTTGGTAGGGTGTTGTTCTATTGAAAAATCAGAAGCCCTATTGTTAGTTGGTGTAGATCCATCAACTACGCTTACTATAGACATTGTATTACCATTATCAGCACATGAAGAGCCAGAAGAATCAAATGCTTCAAAATATAATGTAGCAGGTGAATTAACACCATCATTTTCTGATAGAATAAACTGTAAAGAACCCGTTGCACTGTCATTGCCAGAAGCATCTCTTAAGCTAAAAGGACCATCTGTGCCAACTTCTACATTTAAATCACTTATTAAACCTGATGAAGAAGTTTCGTAATAAATATCTAAAACAGATTTTGTAGGCTCTGTTTCAAAAACACCTAAGTCTTGCCAAGCTCTTTCTATTTTAAGTTTGTATTGAGTAGTGTCTCCAGCTTTGTTTATTACAGTGTCAGTGTAAGCAGGTGTAGCACCTATCTTGAAATCTGTTTCTATTTTAGCTATAAAAGGATTCGCTGAAGCATTGAAAAATATATCGTGAAAGTTGTATGAATAATCGTTAGTATTTCCCGTTTCAGACAAGAAATAAGGATAAAAAGGCTGAGGCTTGTCATGTTGCGTATCGATTGATTGATATGGAAATAAATTACCTTTTGTAGTCGTCCAAGAGCCTAGCTCTTTAAAAGGCTCTATAGAAATTACTTTTTCACCTCTTTTGCTAACGTTAGACTGCGTATTGTAAGAACCATTAACACTTGAGTAAAGTGGATTAACTCTATTGTATAATAGTACTCTACTATCAAAAGTGGTGTCATTTCCATTAACTTCTTTAAGTTCTCTAGGAATTTTATTTATATTATCACCAAATAGGTTTAGCAATGTTATTCTATTTTTACTATGGAAGGTAGGTAAATACTTCTCTATATTTTGAGTAATGGTATCGACAGTTAAATTGCTATCATTTTCAACAGCTGCATCCCATATTAATTCACCAGCTAAAGCTCCTGGAGTATAAACATTGTAATATTCTTGTTCTTGCTGCTTTATAACTATTCTGTAAGTATAATAACCTAAAGGATTAGACGCTGAGTATAGACCTGGATAACCTTGTTTACCAGACCCTGGCACTGGGTTTCTTAATGCAAATTCTAAGTAATCACCCCAATAGTCTACAGAGTTACTACCAAAATTACTATAAGGTGTATATATAGTAGAATTAGAAAAGTTAGCAGTAATTAATTCAGGATCTGACAATATAACATTAGAAGCTCTACCATATCTATCATATAAAACAACTCCTACTTGATAACTTCTATTTTGCTTTACAGTATGATTTGGAAACTCTATAGTAAAATTATCATTTGCTTTTTCTTTGTATTTTATATCGTATTGCAGATAATCAGGTGTAGCATGCTTGTCTATAAAATTACCATATATTATTCTATTACCTGAAACTTCTTGTGTTAAAGCTCTTATTGGTATTTTATCTGAAACTCTAATTAAATCAGCTTCTGGTAATACTTTAATAGGTTTTGAAGATAAATACTCATAAACGTAGTTTACTGAACTAGATGACAATCTAGAAACTGGAACATCTTCAACTACTCTTACAGCTTGTTCATCTGAGTTTTTAGCTAGTATTTGTATTTCTTTTATTTTTAATTTAGACTCAATTGTATTTGAACTTTCTGGTAACTTTATATTAAGCTTAACTTTAGTTACAGCATTTTCCATAAACTTAACATTGCCAGACTGCAGTGTTATTTCTTCGTCATCATTTGTAAAATAACCAAATTGATCTGGAATAAAAGCAGCTTGAGTAAATGGAGACATTAAAGAGTATTCACCATCGTCATATTTGAATCTATAACTAAATCTAGCAAACTTATCTTTTAATAAATTCTCATCACCTTTATAAGCGTTATCGTATATGGGATTAGCTCTTTGTATTTCAAATACAGCATTAGCTATTATATCCTGCGTAGGCGCTACAGACACCTGAACGCTGCCAGTACTAGGGTTAGTTCCCACGCTGTTTATAGTGAATTTTAATTCTGAATTTATAGGAGTTGACAAGTTTTCTTGAACAGGAAAAACTATTTGATCTCCAACTTTTAAATCTGGATTACTAACGTTTGAAGTGTAGGGACTACCATTTAAATTAAAATTAACATTTCCACTAGGCGTGTTTTGAGACAAAGTATTTATTATATGGCTAGCTAAAAATTTTGTAGAAACATTTAATAAACCAGACTCATTTGACGTGTCTAAAAAACTAGGAGCTTCAAATGGAGCAAACTTAGCAACTGATATATGATCTTCATTATAATAGTAAGGATTACTAGTTCCAGATAGTTCATAGCTACTATTGTTAGCAAAGTCTATGTTTATTTTTCTTGGCTGATTTCTATTATCCGTCCAAAATAACATGTTTTCTATTATGTTAATATTTATTATTGGATGAGTTTTAGAAAAGTTAAGGAAATTACCACCAAGAAGTACTCTGTATACATTATTTGAAACATTGTATTGCACTACGTAGCAAGCGGCGCCTTTAGCGTTAAATGTTACATTAGGTGTACTAGGTGGATTAGGAACAGATGTTGTAATATCTCCAGGAGCAAAATTACTTAACCTATCGTTAGATGAATCTGCGTAGTCTGTTAAAAATAAAAATATTCTATCATTAGTTACATCCATAAAGTAACCAATTATATCTAAACCATTTAAAACAACATCTCCATCTGTAGCAAAGTATTTAGCATTGTTTTTAGCATCTTCTAAATAACCTAAATCTGTTTTTAAACTTGTTAACTTTCTATTACCTAATATATTTTCTAAAGCACCAACATCTGCACCTTCAGACCTGCTAATACTTACATTTTGAGCATCTCTATATTCACCATTAGGTATAAGTCTAGAGTCTAAGGTTTTATTCATCTTAGACTTTAGGAAAGTATTTTTAATTTCTGGCATACTTAATGTTTAATCCATTTAGATTTGTTTCTAAACACTTGAGCGATCTCTTCTATCTTTATATTACTTAAACGTATTTTAGCGTTTCTAAGAGCACTAGAACGGTCTCTCTTAAATCTATTTACTACATATTCTGGAATACCTGCTCTACCTGATAGTATTGAATAAGCTATATGCATATACATTGCTTGCTCTGCCATTTTAGGTAGTTTCATGTCAGCATCATAAGCTAAATTATCAGATATATATTCTAATATAATTAATTTACCTGCTAAATCACTTGAAAAAGAAAAAGTACCTGTTCTTTCGTTTATAGTAAACATACCGTTTACTTGAGCTTCTTCAGGTTGTAATCCATATCTTTGCCCTATTAAACCTTCGTTAGTAGAATCTCTATAGTCATTTGGTTGAAAGTTTGTAGTTAAAGATCTGTTTTTCCATTTTTCTTCAGTTAATGATTGATTAGCTAAAGTGTTTTCTCCATCACCATCTTGAGAAGGTATACCATCGTTATCTTGTAAAGGTAGTTTAGTTGGATTAGAAGTTACTCTAGTTGGATATATGATATGTTTAGCTCCAGCATTATCTATCCAAGAACATTTAACATAGTTAACATAGTCTTGTGGTATAACTATAGATAAGCTTGGTGGTATAGTTAATTCTTGTGATTTAATACTTTTTAATGTATCGTAACTAAATTCTTGCAAACCTCTTTTAGCATGAAACATTATATCAGTTCTTTTAGCAGATGGTATTAATTTTCCAGCACCAATATAAGCTACTATAAAGTTATTTATAATGTCATTTAAACTTATATATTCGTAGCTACCATAGTTATTATCTATAGCTGATTGAGATAGTTTAACAACTATATTCCCAACTACTAGCGTTGATGTTATAGTTATAATGTTTTCAGAAACTGAGTATTCAGCAACACCAATAGTAGAACCATTATTAGTTATAGTATAGTTAGAAACTGGTAAATCTATTAAGTTTGTATTAAAAGTGCAAGTAAAAGTATGTGGACCAGCACCACCAGCTGTAGTAAAAGCTTGTTGACCAGAGTAATATTGCGCGTTAGTTTCTGTTATAAGTCCCATTTATTATGATTTTTCGTTTACTTCTTCTTGTTGTACTCTCGATGCTGCAACTTGTACAATTTGTGGATCTCTTATTACTACACCTTGATATAGTAATACTTTTAACACCACTTCAGTTCTTTCAGAGTTGTGTAGTTCAAAGTCAATAGAATTAGCCGAGTCATATACTAATTGACCTAAACTACCAGTTGTATAAGCCCAATTAATATCAGTTGGTTTCTTTACATATTGCATTTTAACATGTAAAGGATTTACTATTGTTTCAGGATAAACTAAAGCTTTATTGTCTTCGTATAAATATATTGGATAATTTGTTGTAGGTGCAGTTAAAGGAGCTTTTCTAATATTGTATATTTCTGCTCTACCTACTCTCTGCATTTCTTTATATGTTGCAGTATTTGGTTCATAAGTAATTGAACCTAATCTATATAACTCAGAAGGAGTTGTAAAAGGATTTGTACCACCAATAGTTTTTTCAGCTACTGTCTGGTCATTTTCAGTTTTAAATTCTGCAATTTTTTCATCTGTAACAGCAACTCTATCTGAATATTCCATATCAGACTGAGGTATACGTAGTTGTTGATTTAAGTCTTCAAAGTAAGCCTCAAATATTTCTCTTTGTACTTGACTACCTATTTTATTAAATTCATCAGGTGTCATATAACCCCTTTGTTCTTTGTTTAAAATAAGTAATACAGTTTTATATACAGTATCTACGCTTATTGCCATTTTTAATATTTTAAAAAGAGAGGTTACTTATGTAACCCCTCATAATTATAGTCACTTGTTATTTGAACTTTTTCTCGATAGATTTATAAACTTCAACACCTTCATCAGTTTTAAACCACGCAGCTAATGCTGAATATGGGTTTTCGTCAAAAGGAACGTTCATAAGTTTTCTACCATTACTAGCCCAAGTAAATGTTCTTTGATCTTGAGATAAACCTAGTATATTAGCTTCAGTAGCTCTAATACCAAAGTTTCTAAGAGTAACATTTTCATCATTTGCTAATTCTATAAACAAACTAGGGTTTGATCTAGCAAACAACATTAAATCTCTTTTAAGTTCTTTAGAACTCATCTTAGATACACTAGAGCCAGATTCAACTCTTAATATTGCTTCAGCTTGGTCAACGTCCATAGTCATAGCAGCATTTAAAGCTTCTATTTCTAGTTCTAAGTAATCTAAATCATCAGTTGCTTCTTGTACATCATCTTTTTCGGAATATAATTTATTCCTGTTTGGATGATATAATGAAAGCATTTTTTGTAAAGCAACATCAGATTTAGGTACCATTAATACACCATCTTCAAAAACAATATGCCCTAATGTTGCAGATCCAGTTTGTTCATCAACAAATGGACTTCGCATGTTAGTTGCATATCTTAGTTCTCTATTGTAACCTTTTGCTTCGTCAAAGTACATTAAAGGTTTTCTAGAAGAGTGTTTAGAGTTAATTCTAAACGTTAATGGTGACTTGTTATTTAATAAATGATAATACCTATCTTTAATTTCCCAAGTATCTTTTTTAATTTCTTTTGCTACAGCTTTTGCTGGAGCTTTTTTTTCTTTTGTTTCCATAATATAATATAATATAATAATTAAAAAAGACCCCGCCGAAGCGGGATCTTATTGTTGTTCTATTAAATAGAAGCTACTGTAACTTCAGTTACTTTTGAGCTTAGCTCTACTAATGGAGCAACGCCAGAAGCGCCTTCCATAACGTCTAAAGCTTTAACTACTTTAAACACGTCAGCTTGAGCATAAGCACCTGCGCCAGCGATAGTTGCTTTGTAGCCACTTGTATAAGCTATTTCAACATCATCACCTGTAGCGCTTTCTTTTACATGTCCAACGTTATCAGCTGATACTATATCAAACTCACCGTTGGCTTTTGCTAATTTTATATGTCCCATTTTCTTTATCTTTTAAATGTTAATAATTATATAGTAGATTTAAATAACACGAAGTTATTTGCACCTTGTACACAAAGACATCTTTCAGATAAGAAATGAACTTGCATTGCATCTAAAGAAGATGTATAAGCTCCGCCTACTGAACCAGTAACCCAAGACTTCATTCTTCTATCATCAGCTTCAGAAGCTCTGTATCTTACATGTAAGAAAGGACGTCTGATATTTTGACCTAACATTTGATCATAAACAGTAGATGTTCCAGCAGGAATCATAACACCGTCAATATCTCCAGTTAAACCTCTTGTAGATGCATCATTTAGATATTTCCAATCAGTTTTGTAGAAGTCATAAGAACCTCTTCTAAAACCAGAAAATCCAAAGTTAAGCGCCATATCTTCTTCATTGTTAAATAAACCATAAGAAGCATTAGCAGTAGAAGCATAACCTCCACCAGCTTGAGCAGCGATCATATCATCAAAATCAAGAGCAGTAGCTCTAGATAAAAATAACATATTTTCTTCAATAGCACCTTGCTTATCTAATTGCTTAAGAATAGCATCGAAATCACCTAAAGCGCCAGATCCTGGAGCAGCAGCACCAGCAAAGTCATTATAAATGTTTCCTCTTGCTTCAATAGCAGCAAATAAACCTTCAGATCCACTTGGAGTAGTAGCACCAGCTAAATCTTTTTCAGCTTCAACCATACTCATTTCTAAGTAATCTTCAAATCTTAATCTAGTTTCAGATTCAGCTTTTAGATACCATAAGTATCCAGAAGTACCATCTTCAGTAGCAACTTCAACCCAACCAATTTGAGCAGCATCAGATCCACTAACCTGATACATGTCTTTTAATATAATCGGCTTGTTTGAAAATTGAGTAAAATCAGGCTGAATAGCAGAAACACCATTTGCAGAAATATTACCTGCAGCGTCCATGCCATCAGTGCCTTTACCAAAGTCAGATCCATAAACAAATAATTTAACAGAATCACCAGCAGTTAACCCAGTGTTAGTTGTTAAATCAGCAACCTTATAAGTAACAACAGTAACTTCAGCTGTTCCTACTGCAGGAGTTCCACTCCATGAAGTCACATTTGAAACATCTGACACTTTAGCTTTTACAGTGTTTAAACCATCTGAAATAACAACAGTTTGATTTTTTCTAACAACACATTGCTTTTGATTTTCAACTTGTACTTCAATTATAGTAGAACTACCAGATTTAATATTTGCAACATCATAAGAAACGTGTAGTCTATTTTGTTCAGACCAAATTACTTGATCCGATGTCATTGGCATTTCAGCACCAACCATTCTTAAGAAACCTTGTAACGTTCTGTTACCAAATCTCTCTACTTCCGCTTCGTATAATTCCGGAAGGTATTGCTCAGCAAAAGTACCACCACCAGTAGAGCTATTAAACGCTAGATAATTAGTATCTAGAGCTTGCTTTTTTTGGTGAGGTTGTAATCCTGGAGCATTAGTTATATCTAATCCCATTTTGTATTAGTTTTAAGTTTTATTTTTGTTTTGTTTTTATTTTTAACTTAGAACTATCTACACCGCTAATTGCTTTTACTCTTAATCCGTTAATAAATACATCACCTGTAGATGTTACTCTAGGTTCGTTACTTACATTTTTAGATTTAGCCATCACATCTTTTACAGCATCGGCTTTGCCTTGCTCATAAAAATGATTAGCTATTGTATCAGCGTTTTCAGCAGCATAAATGGCTTTGTGGTAACCAGCATAATCTTTTACTTCACCTTTCTCGTTCAGGAACTTCCCAACAAAATTAGTTAGATCAGATTGGGTGTTAGCAACACCATCAGTATCCGAAACTCCATATCTAAATTTCTTTTCACCAATATTGAAGTCAAAACCTTTGAATTCTTGGTTAAAATAGTTTTTAGTGTTATTCTGGAACCTCTCGTGTTGATTTTGAACCATTTTCTGTTCTTCGTTGTATCTATTGAAAAAGTCAGTAGCTTTTTGTTGGTCTTGAGTTACGCCGGGTCTCAACTTGATTTCGTCGTAGTATTTACTCTTAGTGTCCTCTAAAAATTTACGGGCTTTAGCAATTTCTTCTTTGAAGGCAAGTTTCTTTTTCTTTATATCTCGCTCTTCATCCATATCTTCGTCAAATGAAAAGTTATCTTCTAATAAGAAGTTAACCTCTTCGATGTCTAAATGTGGTTTAGTCTGTTTGTAGTATTCTCTAATTAAAGCATCGTCATTTATATTGCTGTAGTCAGCATTTAATCTAACGTAGTCTTCAACTGTGCCACCTGTTTCTTCCATAAACTTAACTAACTTTTCTACATTTTCTGGTAAGTTAATTTCTGGCTTAGCTGGCTCTGGAGCAGTTTCTATAACTGGCTCTTTATTTTCTTCTACTTTTTCTTCTTCAGTAACTTCTTGTATTGGAATTACTTTTTCTTCAGTAGCTTCTTCAGTTGTTTCTTTAACAACTTCTTTTACTGGCTCTTCTTTAACAGCCTCTTCCTTAGCTTCATCAATAACAACTTTTGTTACTTCTTCTTCTACAGGATCTTCTTTTTTAGATAAATCTACTTTTATAGTTTCTTGTTGTTTGGTAAGTTTCTTAGGTCTACCTGGTTTCTTTTTTACTTTAAAAGAACCTTCTTCTTTTACTTCTTCTGACATAATATAATATAATAGTTAATATAAAATTACTTAGGGCCAAACTGCTCTAAGCCAAATCCACCCATAGTATCATTACCTGCGGATTCAAAGTTCTTCGGTAATAAATCATTTTTTCTTTGATCTATTAACTCAGATTGTTGCGTTGCTTGTATTTTGGTTCGTTCGTCTTTACGATCTTCTTTAAATTCTTCTCCTTGTTTTCTAGTTTGCCCTTGAGCTTGAGTAAGTTGCATATTGTAATTAAACTCTAGTTCCATTAACTGTTGTTTAATTTGTGCTTCTCTCTCCATCTTTTGTACTTCAAAATCACTCTTAGCTTTTTCAAGCTGCATCTTTTGCTCAGTTAATATCTGCTGCTTGTTAGCTTCTGCCATAGCTGTTTGCTCTGCTAACTGTGCATTAGACTGTGCTTGAGCTTGCATGTTAGCTTGTTGCGCTTGTTGATCTCTAGCTGCTTTATCTTTTCTACGCTTCTTTAACATTTGATTAGCTAACTTTAAATTAGCAACTTCTCTAATGTCAATAGCATCTTCAAGATCTATTTGTCCAGCTTGTAAAGCTATTTGAATATTTTGCTCTAGTATTTGCTTTTGCTCTTCATCTGGTTCTAATTCTAAGAATATGCCAAAGTCATGCATATTTAAACTAGATAACTCTTCTAATGTTCCTACGTTATATCTAGATATACTAGACATTAAAGACTGTTTAGTCATTGGAAACATTAAAGCATCAGCTACTCTTAATGATATGTTTTCACAAGTTCTAAGTGTTAAATATAAACTAGCTTGTAATACATGTCTTGTAGCTACATTTGAATTAGCAGCAGCAAGCTTCTGTAAACCAACTAATGATTGCTTATCTGGTAATGTACCATCTCTAGCTTCATTAAGTCCCGTCACATCTCTAATCATTTTTAAATAATACTCATAAGTTTGTATCAATGATTGTATTTTACCCATACCACTTGATGTAGCAAGTTCTTGTATTGGAACTTTACCTGGATTCATACCACCATCTTGAGTCATTGATCTACCAACTATAGAACCTGTTTGAAAATACATATTCAATGCTTCAGCTGGATTATAATTAGTACCATTGCCTAAATCTACTTCTGCTAGACCATCTATATCCATATAAACACCATCAGGCACTATCCTAGACATCACCTGTTGCAGTTTTAGATGCGTTAGCTGTATCATATCAGCAAAACCAGTTATTCTGCTTACAATTGATTCTATGCGTCCTTTGTATAATCTAGGAGCTACGATGTTATAGTTCATATTAACTTTAACAGTGTCTGCAAATGGTCTAGTCATATTCTCAGCCATTTTCCACTCAAGCATTTTTTCATGCCCTAGTATTTTAGCTCCTGAATACAATACTTCAATTGATCTAAATGCTTTTTTAAAGTTATCACCTTCTGGCGCATCTATAAATGTATCTTGTTTTTCTAATGCTTTTTCAAGGCCTGATGCAGTTTGCTTTATTTTAAATACTTGATTAGTATATGTTTTATATTCAAAATATAATACTTGCACTGTATCATCATCATAACGACCACTCCAGTTTCTAGTGTAGTTTTGATTACCTGGATACTTTTGTATTTCTTCTAGTTCACTAGGTGTTAAATAAGGAAATTGCTTTTTAAGCTCTGCTAAACTAATAGGCTTTACTTCACCTACATAATATAAATCTTCAAAGTTAGGATCTTCAGTATATGAATAAACTAAGCTTGATGGATCTACATAATCAACAGTAACACCTTCTGATCTATTAAACGATGTTTTAGTAGCTGCAATACCTAATATAGTTAAATCTTGATTTAATCTTCTTCTAGTTAAATCATATTTATTTTTAGCTAATACATTATTAATAACTTCTTCTTCAGCTACTTCAATAGATTCTTTATAATCCATTTGCATATGAAGCTGTAAATCTTCTTCGCTTTCCATCTCCAAACCTTTACCTTGTGATTTAGAAACATCAAGACCTGTCATTTGTTGTATTTGATTTATAAGATCTTTTTGCATCATATCTCTTTGTAGAGCTTCAGCATAAGCAGTTCTTTTCATTATAGACTCAGGATCTTGAGCATAAGCTTTTATATCATAAGATCTTTGAGACATACCATTTACAACAATATCTACAAACTTAGGAATAACTGGTACGGGTTTCCAGTCTAAGTTTAAATAAGATAAGTCACCATTAATAGATAATTCGTCTTTATATTTTTGAATAGATTGTTCTCCTCTAGCATATAATCTTAGCTTGTGGAAATTATTATAGTTCGTATTAAATCTATCTTGCCAACCCCTGTCGTTTCTAAACCACTCAGATTCAATGGCTCTACCAACTTGTAAACCATAATCATAAGAAGCTTTTTCTACATCCGGTACGACCTGATCTGGAAAAGAACTATTGTAATTAGTTTTTATCATCTATTTTATTTTTGAATTATAACCCGTGTTATCATATCTTTTAATACCTAAAGCTACAGATTTTGTTTGTCTTTTATTGACTGGCGTGTATCTATTTTTATTACAAGCCATAATAGCTAAACCTGAACTTATCGAAGCATCGTGCTTTGTTCTATTGTTAATATTGAACTTAGACCAATCTTCTAATGTCTTTTGATGGTACATGTCACCGTAGCCATCTTCTTTTAATCCTACATAAGTTTCTATATAAGATTCTATAGCAGCAGCATGTGCTTGCTTAATATCTTCACTTGAGTTAGGTATTCCACCTATTTCTTTTTCAGTAGTTGATAGCTTATTCCAAACTTTATCAGGACGATTCATAGAATAACCTCTATAACCTCTTCGTTTTAAATAATATAAAAACCTAGGTTTGTTATTTTCAGCTAATATAGGCATACCATAAAATACCATAGCCATTAATACATCTTCAAAAAATATTTCAGCTGTTTGAGGTCTTGATATATATTCTAAAAAGAAATGATTAGGTGGTGCATCTTCCATTGAAAACTTTGTAAGTCCGTGTAAAGCTCCATTAGAACCTTTACCATCAACAGTTCCTGATATATCATAACTATCAAGACCAAAAGCACCAACGTGTTCGTTTCCAGGATATTTACCGTTATTCTTTAGTATCACTCGATTTTGCAAGCTTTTAGGTGGTACCCAGCTTATTTGGAACCTACCATTTCTATTTGGATTAAATATAACCCTTGAATCTTTAATACCATTTTCCCACTGAAAGCTACCTACTGTAACAGCTGCTGAATTATTAAGTTCAGCATTATAATCAATTTGTTCGTATATCTTAGTTAAGTTAAATAAACTATCTTTTGTTTCGTCTCTGAAAGCATGTGCTTCAGTTCTTGGAAACTGACGATAGTATTCATTTAAACCATCAGGGTCTTCTCTTAAGCCGTCGACTTCGTTTTCCCAGTTTTCAATAACTCCTGTTGTAATTTCATAACCATCAACTCCTTTGACTGTATTTTTACTTCTAACGAAGACAGGTAATCCATAAGTATCGATGAATCCTTCATAGTTCCATTCCATAGGAATGAACAAGCTATAGAGTCCAGAAGATGTTTGTCCGTTTCGATTTCTTTTATTAACGTTTGAATTGTAGTATAATTTTTTGAAATTGTCTCCACCTTTATCTAAAGCATTTGAAGTTGAGCCCATCATACATTTACCTACGATTCTTGATCCTAGACGTAATGTAGTTTTTGTAACTCTCCAGTTATTTAATATATTATCAGGTCTTTCCCACTTACCACTTTCATCATGAGCTAATAGTTTTAGCTTTTCACCATCATAAGAGTTATCACCTGTGTTTTTCCAGTCAATAGTTGTATCAAGACCATCTAGTTCCCTAAGCTGTTCATTCGACTCAAGCTTTCTTCTAGTAAGCTTTGATGCCGGAACACGATATGCCAGTTCAGTCTTTGGCCTGTCCATACCATCTTGAATGGGTTTAAAAAAGAACGGGTAGTTGACTGATATTGGGACAACTTTATCTGTGAACATTTTCTTGGCATCTGCTCCAGACTTGGAAAGTATTCCAAACCTAGCATCAGAAGATATTGTAGCTTGATTGACAAGCTCTGCTGACGACATAAAAGAAAATCCAGATCGTCTGTTTTTAAGATAGCACATTCCGTAACATCTTGTATCTGCTTTACATGCTTCCCAAAATATAAAGAAGAGTCTATTTGCTTCTCTAAAGTCTGGCGCTCCAATGTCGATCTTTGACCATTGCAAGTACATGTAATGAGTACCAGTAATGTAAGTAGAAGTACCATTGTTATAAAAGTGAAATCCTTGTTCTCGTCTAGTAAATTCATTATCAATATAATCGTACCACTTTTCTTTAAATTCAGCTGGATATTCCTCCCAGTCAAACCTACTTTTAATTCTACTTAATTCTTTTGGATATTCGGCTTTTTCCCAGTATTGTTCCGCTTTTTCTTTACTTCGTTTAAACGGTTCATTTGCTGCTGGTAAAGCAATCCTGAGATCCTGTATTTCAATGATTTGTCCAATTTTACCTGTTTTACTTATTACTATAAAATCATAATCAGAATTATAACCATAATCCCATTTTTTAAATCTATTGTTTTTAGCTAATATCTTAGGATTTACAACGTCCTTAATTTCTTTCCAAAGGGTTTGTTCGTAACTCACTTACTTCTCCCTTCTGCAAAACCTTTAAATGTTTTTTGTACTTTAACTTCCTTAGGTTTTTCATTTAGTATATCTTCTTCTATTTGAATACGATTAAGTATTTCAAAAGCATCGAATATAGCTAGTTTCTTTGTTGCGGCAGCATTCTTTAATCTATCAGCGCTTACGTCATCGTCTGAGTCAACAATCTTTTCTTTTGCTACCTTAATTAATTCCTCAACTGCTTTTTGCCCAGCTTGGATTATTTTCTTCTTCGTTTCCTTGGTATTCATGAGTTAAAGCTATATCATTAGATTTCATACAATAAAGTCGTTCACCTTCTATAATAAACTCAAACTCAGAGTTAGGTGTAAACGTAATAAGGGTTCCAGGTGTTATTTTAAGAGCTTCTAAGGACTTGTTAGAATATTTTACTATTCCAACGTTAGGTTGTTCTTTTCTATTCTCTAAAACACTTTGGTTTTTAAGTGGTTTTATAAAGCAATAATCTAAATGTGTTTTTAAATTATACATATAGATTTGTTCAGGAGAAACAAAATAAAGATCATCTTTGAAATGAGTTGAACTATTTCGTTCTTTACCTTTTTGATCATACCATCTTCTAAATATATTATGGTGAATATATAATTCATCTCCTATATTTATTTTAGTAGCATAAGCTGCAGGAGTTTGAACTACTACAGCCTTTTTACTAATAAATCTATGGTCTTCAATGCCGCTGTTGATAATAAGATCAGTATCAGCAACTCTTCTTGTATTGTCATACCTATCGTTTAAAGGTTTGACAATAAAATAATATAAGCTTTGCATTAATACTTAAGATCATACTCTACAGATATTGACATATTAGCATTAAACTTTTTCCAAGGTAAGACTTCATTATTTTTAGTTATAAAAATATTATATGATTGGTCTTTGTCTTCAAAAAGAATATCGCTAATAGTATGTCCACCATATACTTCCTGACCAGTTGAATAATGCATTGCATCGTTCTTATAGTCAGAACCTATACTAATCTTCCTTATTACCTTCGACATTTTCTTTTATCTCAGTGTAAGTACCATCTTCAAGATCAATATTAATAGCGCCATATTCAGCTTCTAATACTTCCTTATAATCTTCAACTTCTTTATTAACACCAGCTATTTCATGAAGTAGTCCATGCTTTTGGCTTTCTAATAATCCGATGTTGTTAACTAATTCGTTAAGTTTCTTTTGTTGTTCTTGAATTAATTTTAATTCTTCTTCTTTGATTTTCATTTGATTTGATTTGATTGTTTGTTTGTTTTGTTATTCTCCTGGTCCTGGTTCAGCAGGTGTCCATTCTGGAGTAGCTAGTAAAACTAGTATCTCTTCATGGGTGTAAGTCCCAACAGGCGTCAACGAACCGTTTGTAATAAAGCTAGGCTCTACCTGGAAAGACAAAACACCTTGCGTATTCGCCACGTTTCTTCTCATTGTTTGAGCAGAAGATTGGTTTACTTGACTGAACAAAACAGAGTTTGTATCAGATAAGTTAATTACTACATAAGTTGTTGCCATTGTTTAATTGTTATTTGTTAATTACTTGTTATTTATATATTTACTTGTTTTAATTCTTTTTTACGGAGTGTTAAGACCTGAAACTGTTATTGTAGCATTGCCATTTCCACCTGACACCGTGAGAACATCTCCTATTAGATAATTATTACCACCACTATTTATAGTTATTGCAGTTATAGCTCCTCCAGAAACAGTAGTTATATTAATTGTACAATTTGTACCACTACCACCCGTTGTTGCAATATTAGTTCCAGTGGAATATCCAGTTCCTCCAGTTGTTATTGTAGCGTCACTAACTCCAGAAACTCTTGATACAACACTCATCCCACTTGATAATGTATTAGCTGTACTATATGGCGCGTCACCTACTAAACTACCTTCTAACATTCCGCTTGATACTCCATTAGCTGTTGTACCTACACCGTTTACTAAAGCGTCTACACCCATATTTTGACCATCTCCATTGTTGCTACCTTTTTCATCAGCTACAATCCAATTATTTCCATCAAAAGAACTATTTTCACCTAACTGCCACCAAGAAACTAGATTAGAATATGCAGAGTGAGAATTTAAATTACTAGGAAGACCTTCGTTGTAAATTTCTGTTACTTGTACAGAAGTTAATGCTGTATTCCAAATTGAGCAGTTAGAAATAGAACCACCAAATTCATAATATCCTGAAGTATGAGCTTCACCTAAAATTATATCTGCGTTTTTATTTGCTATTGAAGATGGAATACTTGTAGAGTTTGTATTGTTTAAACTACCATCAACATATATTTTTACTGAATTTCCAGCTTCATAAACAGCAGTTAAATGATGCCATTTTCCATCATCTACTCTTATATTACTTTCTACAGTAAAAGCATTATTATTTGGGTCAAAAAGATAAAACATTACAAAATTACTTGTAGGAGCTCTACTGCTTTTTAACCCCCAGCATCTTGTTGTTGAAAAAGCATCTTTAGAAATAACAGTTGCGTGGTCTGTTGCTGGTGTTTGATTTATCCAAACAGATACACTAAAAGAGCTTGTTATTTGTAAATTAGTAGGATTTCCAAAATTTATTCTATCTGTTCCAGCAGCATCAAAGCTCATAGCGTATTTACTATAAGGCGCAACTGTTTGTAAGTCACTTTGAACAAGGTTTGCTTGAGACATTCCTGAGCTTTCGCCATTTAGTGTAGATACTGAGCCGTATACTTCAGTAGCTCCGTTATTAGTTCCGTCATTAGATCCTTTTGAATCTTCAACACCTGTAGTGGTGTTGTTTAATTTCCACCAAGAAACCAAAGAACTAAAAGAACTCATATCTGATAATGGAGACCCGCTGTTGTATAAAGAATTAGCATCTGTCGAACCTAAAGCAGAATTAAAAATAGATAAGTTAGAAATATCACAATTTGCACTATTTTGGTGTCCAGTTATACCGCCAGCTCCAATAGTATTTAATATAGTATCATTAGATAAAGTAGGGGAAGTAGTAAACGATGTAATAGCTTGTTCATTTATATATAAAGTCATTGCATTAGGGCTTGTGTTTCCGTTTCTTACTATTAAAAAATGAATCCAATCGTCAGATCTAAGTAATGTATAATTAGGATCATTTGCTTGAAAATATTTAGAATAATTATTTACGCCATCTCCAAAACTTAAATATGCTACATTTGTTCCAAGATATGCAAATATACCAGGATCATTTTGACTACCAGTAGGAGATCCTAAAACTTTATGAGATAAATTATCTAATCTTCTACACCAAAAAGAAATACTATTTACAGTTCCTAGGTTAATACTTGGTAAATTAACTCTATTAGAAGAACTTCTAGGACTAAAATTTAAAGAAGATTGATAAGCGCTTTGAGCATTATTCACTTCCCACTCTGTAGTTGTACTATTATAAACCTCACTTGCATCGAGTTTATACCAAGCTTTTAGATTAGAGTTTTGAGGTATATTAGCTAAAGTTCTTATTGGTGAGCCGTAGTTATAAAGAGTTGTTATTTCTGATGAAGAAAGATTTGTATTCCAAATTTGGGTGTTACTAATTTCACCATCCCAAAATGTTGATGCTGTATTTCCTTGACCTATTAAGTTTGTATTAGGTGTAGCACCAAAAGAGCCAGAAGATACTAAAGATTGAGGAACTCCATTGATATATAAACTATAACTTGAAATTGCTGTTCTGTCTACACCATCATAAACTAAACTAATATGTTTCCAAACCCCTAATAAATCTGCTGATATGTCCCCTGCTGTTCTAGCAGTTAAAAAGTTACTACTACTGCCAAACCACACACCATAATATGTAGCACTATTAGAAAACCCCATTATAAAACCTGTTGATTGGTCTGTTTTTAATCTTATAAATGCTGGAAAACTATTATCATAAGATTCTAATTTACACCAAGTAGAAAAAGAAAAAGCTGAAGTTGAATCAAATAATGTAGAACTTCCTATATCAATATTTTGTGAAGATGATTGTTCAAAATCAAAAACATAATCTCCAATAGCATTGTTTTCTATCAGCCATTTATCGTTATTGTTAACTGGAGTTTGAAAAGCTCCGGCTGATCCTCCTAAAGGATAATAAGCGATAGGAGAACTTGGTAAGGCCATTGGGTTTGAGACGGATGTTCCACCGCCCCAAAGAGTTGTTACTTGGCTTGAAGAAAGAGCGTAGTCAAAAATGGATACAGAATTTATCTTGCCTGGAAAATAATGATTATTGTTTGAAAATCTACCGATTTCAAGGTTGTTCCCTAAGTTCAATGATGGTACCCCCGTAAAAGTACTTATTAAATCTCCATTTACAAATAGTTTTCTTACAGTACCCGATTGAGTAACTACAATATTATACCAAACATCTTGTGAAACTACAAAGCTTGAAATGTTTAAGTTAGAGCCATCTATTGTGTATAGTTTATATCTATCAGAAACTGTGGAGTAGTCGCTTTTTATCATACCTATCCCTACTCTATAACTACCTGATTGGCTAGTGTTATAAGCAATGAGAACATATTGAAAGTCATTGTTGTTTATATTTTCAAATTTTGCCCAGCAACTAACAGTTACATCTGTTAAGCCACTAAGAGTAGGACTTGAGCTTATGTACTGATTACTCCCACCAAAATCTAAACTATAATTAGAACTTTTACTCTGATTAGCATTTCTTGGCATTCGCCAGCCTGGACTTAAAAACTTTGTACTCATATTTTTATTTTATTAATCTCCCATTCTGTACCAAGCTACCGGATTAGGTAAGTTTGGATTATTTACGAAATCTGCTGTTTGGTTAGTTCCTGTTGCAGTAGGTTGGTAAATATCATTATAAATTTGTCCAGCATTTAAAGCTGTATCGAATATTGCTACTTCGTCTATTTCACCAGTGAAATATTCAGAAACATTTTTACCTATTTCAAGATTGCTTGTGTTATTGGTGATTGCAGATGGTATACTTGTTGTGTTTGTAACAACCGCACTACCATCAATATATAAAATTGTAGAAGTACTTGGTGTAAAAGTAAAAACACAATGATGCCAATTATCATCATTATAATTACTTGCTGGAGAAGTTACTAAACCAGAAACTCCATTTACTGCAGCTCTTACAGTATTATTGTTACTAAACCAAATAGCAAAATTTCTACTTGTATAAGGACTTACTCCTTTAGAAATTAAATAACCGCTTGTTGCTGGAGTAGTACTTGTTTTAAACCATAATGAAATGCTTAATTCTCCAGTAATTTGTAACTCAGTTGGGTTGCCAGCATTAAAATAATCATTTACCCCGTCAAATGTCATACTAAAATTATTAGCTATTTGATCTCCTACATATTGAGGTACATAAGGGCTAATATCACTTGGAATCATGTTATAACTCTGAGAGTTAGAAGTTGATAAAGGAGCGTCTCCTACACGATCTAAGATGTCTAAATTTGTTCCTATACCATTTGCATAAGTTCCAGGTGCATCAGCTGAAATCATTGTAGTAATACTACCAGATCCAGTTCCATTAGGTGCTCCAGATATTGAGTTAGGGACAATAAAAGCTGGAACATCATTAAAATAAGCATTTTCACCAAGTCTCCACCAGTTAGTAGGTGCAGTTCCAGAGAAAGTAGTTAAATCTTTTGGTCTACCATTATTATATATTTCTAATACTTGAGCTGAAGTTAGTTCAGTGTTAAATATAGATGTTTCGTCTATGTTGCCATTCATAGGTGTTGTTTCTGAACTTTTTAAGGCTCCTATAAAATAATCACTTGAAACATTATACAATTGAGTTATTGTTGTACTAGATGGTGTCTCTATACTTCCATTAATATAGAAGTTAACATTACCATTTGAAAATGTAGCAACCACGTGAGTCCATGAGTTAGTACTAATAGTGGACGTTGAATATCTTTGTTCAAAATTTGTACCATCATTAGAAACCTGTAATACTAAAGTATTTACGCTTGAAACAGCAAAACCAACAATTCTTTTACTAACAGAAGTATCCCAAGAGCCAAAAATTCTATTAGAAAAACTAGCACTTAAATTTATCCAAGCTGAAATACTAAAATTAGAAGAACCTTGCAAACTTTGAATATTTCCAACATTTATATTGTCTCCTGTTCCATCAAAACTTAAACTATAGTTACTATAAGGTGAATCAAATTGTAAATCACTTTGTTGTAAAGCTGTACTTGGTAAAGTTGTACTTACTCCATTTACTGGGATATTAAAACCAGGTGAAGTAACATCTGAAGTTGCTTTAGTTACTTGACCGACTATAGTTCCATTATTTGAAGCTGATCCTGAATCTTGAATACCAGTTGTTACATTATCCAACTTCCACCAAGATAAAGGAGAATAAGACATAGAAGTTTGAGGTTGACCAGAGTTATACAGCCCTGCTATTTGGCCTCCAGCTACACTACCTACAGATACTCCTCCATCTGTTAAAGCTGAATCCCATATTGCAACATTAGATATTTCTCCTGTAAATTCTCCGGTACCACTAGAATTAGCGCCTATTCTAACTGGAGAAGTATTAGTAACCATATAATCTCTTTCTGATCCTCCTCCGGAAACATCTGTTATTAAAACGCCATCTATATATAGCTTAGAGTTTACGCCATTTTTAGTTCCAACCACGTGGTGCCAAGTGTTATCTCTATAATCTACAGCAGATGCACCAGTAGTAGGTGAAAGTATATAAACTCTTCTTCCTGAAGTAGAGCCTTGAGTATTAGTGCCATAATATTGCCAAGCAATCCCACCGTTTGACCGAACTTGAATTTCGTAAGGAAAACCACTTCCAGTTTCTCCAGTATAAACTCCTTTTGAAATAATTTGTTGTCCTGTAGTGCCATTATTTTTAAACCAAGCAGATACTGTTATATTTTCATCTATGTTTAAGTTAGATGGATTACCATAATCAATATAGTCACTTGAACCAGGGAAATCTAAAGCTGTTGTATAATTTATAGTTGGAATAGTAAGTGCATTTGGTATTTTCCAAGACGGGGTGACAGCCACTCCAGAGGAGATGTCTGTGGCACCATTATTAGTTCCATTATTTCCATTACCTGAGCTATCTTGTATTCCAGTTGTTGTATTATCTAGTTTCCACCAAGCTTGAGGAGAGAAAGATATATTAGTTTCTGGAGTACCAAAATTAAATAAAGTTGAAACTTGTGAAGATGTTAAAGCTGAGTTAAATATTGCAAAATTTGATACTTGACCATTGAAACTTTCAGCTATTTTAAGCGAAGTTGAACTTGTAGGTAGAACAGCCGGTATTGTACCGTTGTAAGTGTCAATTACTTTAGTTTCACCATTTGCATATAATTTTATTCTGTCGTTTCCTGTTAAAGTTCCATCAAAAACAATTACTAAATTTGCCCATAAATTATCAGAAAATGGAGGGGTGTAATTAGCTGAAATAACATTAATTGATCCAGTAAAATATAAATAAGTTTTACTAGTGAAAAATTGACAATTCATTCCTACAGCACTGCCATCTCTAGCGTTAAATATTGTACCGTTAGCTGAAGCGACATCAGGTTTTACCCATAATGATATAGTGGCTTTAGATAAACCGTCTAAACCAGTATAATTAGTATCAACACTTTGAGAACCTCCAAAATCTAAAGCTGTTGTATAATTAGGTGCACTAGGCGTATAAACAGAAGTTGCATTTAGTTTCCACCAGTTTTGTGGAGTAACTGTATAAGATGTTTGAGGAGAGCCGTTGTTATAGATGTTGGCTATATTAGTTGATTGATCTGTATTCCATATAGCTACATTAGAGATTTGTCCATCTATATTATTTGTAGTTCCATTTCCAGTTTGGTTATTATAACATCCTATTTTTAACGTAACATCTGAATTATTTAAAGAAGATAATGATCCTGTTGTTGATTGAACAGATCCATCAATATATAGTTTTACTGTAGATCCATCCCATAAAACTATTAAATTATACCATCTATTTGTTTGAAGAGTGGTATTTAGACCAGCTCTAACATAATTACTTCCAGAACTAAATAAAACTTGTATTTTACTTGTATTATCAAGATATAATAAAACTGTTGAATTTGGAAAAGAATTATTTCTCCATTGACCTAAAACAGCACTAAAACTAGTTAAATTATTAAAATTAACCCAAGCACTAATTGTTAAAGCAGAATAAGTAGAATCAATAGTTAGTTTAGTATCTATATCATCTGCCCCATCAAAATCCATTACATAATCTTGCAATACACCATTTGGAAATTGCCACTCACTACTTGCTTCATTGCCTAAGTAACCTTGCATCTGTGCTTGCTCACCTAATGGATAATAAGCTAAAGGATTTAAATTTGAAGCCATTAAGTTAGATGGAGATCCATTATTCCATAATGAACTTATTTCAGTAGAGTCTAAAGCTCTGTTAAATATAGCTACTTCGTCTATTTTATTATTATAATATAAATTAACATCCGTTCCAATTTTAAAACTTGCTGTAGAACTAAAAACTTTTGTTGAAGAAACAGAAATAGGACTTTGATTATTAACATAAGCATTAACTGTTGTTAAATCTTTAGTTATACATAAATGATTCCAAGCGTTTGCATTAAAAGTTCCTGCTGGAATAGTAATACTTGCTGCTCCACTTCCAGCGGTTGAGTTAAAATAAAAATATGACACTGGAACACCACCACCAGCCACAGCATTTCCAAACTCAAACCCTACGCCTTTATAACTATTTGAAGTATCTCTATTACCAAACATTTGCATTGCAGGCACTGAACCACCAGGTTTAAAGTAATAAAACCATATTGAAATAGAATACTCCGCGTCTCCATTCATTGGTAATATACCTACATCTATTTTTTGAGATGATCCTGCTCCACCAAAATCCATAGAATACAAACTATTGATACCAGTATCATTAGCTGTGTTAGCTGAGGTATTTAACTCGTTAGGTAATAAAAAACTTGGACTTTTATACTTTGCTGACATATTCTATAATTTAACTATCTCCCATTCGGTTCCAATATACAAGAGAGGAATCTAATCCCCCTGTAAATAAGTTTGCTGTTTGTGGTATACCATCTACTAACGCTGTAGCGTCGTATATTTGTGTGATTTTTTCAGGTGATAATGCTGTATTAAAAATTGCTACTTCGTCAATTGAGCCATTGAAGTTGGTGTCATAGTATAAATTTTCACCTATAACAAATTGAACTGCAGATGTTAAGCTTTGTGTAGAATTAACTTGTGAAGCTAAACTACCGTCTACATATATTTTTATTCCGTTAGTAACAGTGCCACCTTCCCATATACATACTAAGTGATGCCAGTTGCCATCATTTAGTCCACTGTAGGAGGTAGTTGCAAATCCACCTACGCCATTGTTTATACTTGCCACTAAAACACCACCACTTCCTGAAGTAAAAAATACTCTTTGTGTAGCAACAGCAACACTTGGAATTTGAGTGCCAAATGATAATAAATCTTCATTAGAACTAAAAGTAGAAGTTGTTTTAAACCACATTGAAATAGATACTTTTTCACCTATAATAGAAGAGAAATCTCCAGCATCTATATAAGCATCTGTCCCATTAAATGACATAGCTTCCGCATTAGCTATTTGCTCTACTGGTACGTCTGGCGCAACGCCTGATAAAAAACTAAAAGGAAATGGAAACATATATTATTATGTTTTAATTTATGATGTAAAACCTAGTGTAGCAGATCCGTAATATAAACCGTTAGTTGTAGAATCGTCATAACATATTAAAGTAACTACATCTGTCTTAGCATTACCGCTTAATGTAGGCTCTCCAGTTGATGGCCATTTCACGTAAGTACTCCAGTTAATTACAGCAGTACCTGTTTGTGCTATTGAAATTATATATGTTGCTCCAGCTTTAGGATTTGTTGGTGCAAAAGCTACTGTGCCAGCACCAAGAGTTGTTGATTGAACATTACCTGAATTCCAATCAAAAGTTGCAGTTGTCACACCTGTATGTAACTCTGAATAACCTTGACCTTGTATTATTACGTTTTTCTGAACAGTTAAATCTCTAGCTATTTCAACTCCACCTAAATTACTAAATGTTACTTTAGAAGTTCCAGAACCAGTAAATGTTAAATTTTGATCTGCACCTAAACCTAAAGTTCTTGAAGCACCTAAGGTTAAATCTGTGTTAGCTATATTTGTATTAGTATCTGTATCAGCTGCCCATATCATATTGGCAGTGCTACTAACTACTGTATTAACTTTTAATATTTGATTAGCTGTAGGTGTTGCATCTGGAAATTTTATAATATAAGCATTAGCTCCACCATGTGTTGGACCTTCTAAACCTACATAATGAGATGCTCCAGCAGCTTCACAACCTAGTTTTACGATTCCAGCATTAGCATTGTTACCATCTAAATAAAGAGTGTTTTGAACTTTTAACTGATCAGTTGTATAAACCATATCAGATGTAGCTGCAAAGCCATTAGATCCGTCATTATATTGTAATTGACCCGTTGATGGTGAACCATCGTTAGCAGCTGGTGTGGCTTGATTAGGAGCGCTGTTTACAATATTAATATTGTTAGCAGCATTTTGAGTTATATTTATGCCAGTACCACCACTAATGCTTACATCATCTGTTGTTGAATCACTACCTGTTAACCTTAAAGTTCCAACGCTTGGAGCTGTTAAATCATAAGTTGTATTATTGTCTGTTTCAGCAGCCCAAGACACATTACCAGCAATATCATCTGCTTTTAATACATAACCAACAGTTGCAGCAACAGGTAAATCTATTTTAAGTTTTGTAGCAGTTTTTAAATGAAGATCAGCATTAGCTCCTGGAGATCTTGAATCTATTAATATAGATGTATCTGCACCAACAGCCGCGCTGGTTCTAAGTACTATAGCGTCAGAAGTGTTTGTCGCTATAGAACTAATAGCGTAAGTACCATTGAAAGAAACAATATAATTATTACCTCCAGTTATAGCCATACCTGAATTGTTAGACCCTGAGAAAGTAACTGTATTGCCAGAAGCTTGAGCCATGGACAAAGTATTACCATCCATGGTAATAGTTCTAGCGCTAGTTAAATCTCCATCTGCTGAATATAGCGTAGGTATTGCATTGCTACCTGTAGTAAGCCAGGTTTTAATCTGAGCCTTAGTGTAATTAGTATTATCAGTTCCATCATAACCTACTAAATAAGTAGTATCAGCAGCTGCTTGATTTGTAAATTGTGAAAATTTTATATTTGCCATTATTTTGTTTTTTAAGGAGTAGGTTCAGTTACCATTTGATCATTACCATTTTCAGTAAGTAATATTAAATCTCCAATTTCAGATATAATAAAACCATCTTCTACAGGTATATGTAAATTTCTGTCTCCACGTTGAGGAATTGTATAACCTATGCCTAACCACATATTCTAGTATAATGCTAAAATTTCAGTAGCAGTAGTGCTTCCTGGTAGTACATGAGTTACTAATATAGGTAAAAAAGTTCCAGCTGAAACATTTTTAAATACTACTGAAGTTGAACTACCTTCCATTTTTACTTCAACATCGCCTTGTCCACCTATGTAAAGACAAACGCCTCTATCACTTGTTCCTGCTATTTGATTATTATTAAGTGGATTTAAGCTTACAGCGTCATGAGCAAAAACTCTTACTTGAGCTGCAAAATTTCCTTGTACTCCTTTTGACATATTGTTTTATTTATTTATTTTTGTAATTTTTTCAGCACCTCTTGATCCAAAGTATGCTACATATACTGTTACCAGTAAAGTTTTTAATAAGTTTATCCATGATTCATCTACATCAAATTGTAAATGAAATGAATCTACAGCCATCATGAAAACTGCAGATACTGTTAAAAATACTAAAGCTAATGGACGGGTGTTTTTACTTAACCATGAATCTGATTTCATATCAGCTCTCCATCTACTAGATACTTCCTTTAATTCTTGAAGATCTTGCTCTATAAGTTTTAATGCTTGTTCTTTGTCAACAGCTTTAATCTTAGTATCACTTGTTATAAGATTTTTTACTACACCTAGTGTTCCTTGATTAGGAAGCACGTCACCTAAAGCTTGTAACACTTTAGGAGCTTTGCTTGCTAGAAAAGCCCCTATTTTAGTTTCATTAAATTTTTTATTTTCAGACATTATCTATTATTTCCGTATCTTTTAGATCCGCATTTTTTTAACAAAAGCGGAGCTTTCATATTTAAACCAGATTTAATATATCCGGATTTTTTAGTTGCTGCTTTTTTACTTGAATATGCCATAGCTTTTATTTTTTATAAGCCTCAGCTTCCCACCAGTTAATTGGGGAACCATCAACTTGTTTACTTCTTTTTTTAATTTTCCATTTACCTTTACCATTTTTTCTATGGTAAATGTTTTTATCATCATAAGCTAGTCTACCGTCTTTTATTTGTTTAACGTGAACCATCTCATGATCTATAATTTCTTTAATCTGCTTTTGGCCTTTTACCTTATCGTTAATAGTAATAGAACAATTCATATTAGTTCTACCTAAAACACCATCTTCTTCCTTTACAAAATATATAGGAGTATTCATTAAATCTTTATTGTACCAAGGTGGACTTGGCTTTAGTTTAAAACCCATATTACCATTTTACTTTATCTGCCCAATAAGCAGCTGACATTTTACCTTTAGCAATATTTTTAGCGTGTCTAGCTTTAAAAGACTTTCTTCTTGCTTTTTGCTTAGCTGATTCGTTTTTCTTTGGTTTACCAGCAGTTGTAACACCTTGCTGTCCAAACCTAATAATCTTTTCTTTACCACCTGAACAAGCTTTTACAATATGTGACTTAGTCTTGTGACCACTAGTTCTTTTAGGTTTGTTACATTTTAAAGTCTTTTTATCTACAGCCATTACTTCTTTTTCTTTTTAGTTGATTCACCACAAGGTCTACCTGTAGCTACATTAATCCAGTTTTCTTTTTCAAACCAATCACGAAGTGTAGCACCTTTTTTTCTTGCGCCTTTAACATTTGATTTACTAGATCTTTTATACTTACCTTTACTAGCAGCTGAACGCTTGGCTCTTACAACTTTGTCACGCTCTGCTTTACTCATTGACCTTACTTTAGCAGCAGGTAAACAAACTTTTTTAGTTCCACCACCTTTAGTCTTAGCCATTACTTTTTGTTTTTACTTTTACCCATTTTACTTGGTCCACCAGCTTTAGTACATCTAACTCCCCAGCCACTAGCATAAGCGCTTGGCCATACTTTAAATTTTCTTTTTGCTGCTGTCTTACAAGGTCCTGATATTTTTCCCATTACCACTTACGCTTTTTACTAACTTCAACCTCTTTAACTATTACAGTTGTTTTAGGTTTTCTTTTCTTTAATTCTTCTAGCTTATCATTAAGCTCATCTAACATAGCGTCAGCTTCAGTACCATCTTGTATCATAGCTGATGTTATTTTAATCTCTTCTTTTAATATGTCAGTTGTTTCCTCTAATACTTCAACTTGATCCTTTAACTGCATAATCATTTTCTCGTTCCACTCCTCTTTTAACTCATATTCTAAACGAGTAACTTCATTAGGTGGTAAAGTCTTAGCTAGCTGTATATCTTTTTCTAAAGTATAATACATACCAACTAAAGTTGTAGTTAGCATTATTATTCCAATTACAGTTTTTAAATCTATTTTAAATTCAGTTGATTCAGAGATTTTCATATTCATTAGTGGCATCAAATGATGGGCATGCTTTGTTAGCAAACTCATTGTGTGAATAAATAGTAGCAAGTGGAAACATCGCCATTAATGTTTTAAGGACGTGTAACAAACTTTCTTTTTGTTTTGGTGTTCTAGTATCCTTTGGCGTCTTACCATCGCTTTCTACACCTCCGCAATAACAAATTCCTATAGAATTTTTATTGTGCCCCTTCGTATGAGCCCCGGTTTTATCTATATCTCTACCTTTTTTAATAGTGCCGTCCAGTTCTATATAAAAATGATAGCCTATGTCTGACCAACCTCTACCTTCTACGTGCCACTTCTTAATAGTTTCAACAGGTATGTGTTGACCTTCTCTTGTAGCAGAGCAATGTACTATAATTTCGTTTATACTTCTCATATTTATTGTTTTCTAAAACCAAGAATGTCCCCACGATTTACATATGTATCAACGTCTTTTGAGTATAGTTTATCTGTAGTAAACTTAGAGCCTGGAAACTTTCTACTTTGCTTAAATTTAATGTTTGGATTTATTAAATTGTATATAACACCACCTGGCTCATAATAACTTCTTTTAACAGTGTTTAGATTTGGACTAAAAAATGTTTGGTTTTCAAATTTATATCCTAAATCAAAAGCTCCAGATTTATTAGTTACTCCACCTTGCTTTTCTCTAACAAGACCAGTATTTTTAAAATCATCAAACCCAGCTTCATTAACGCCTCTCTTGAGCGTGCCGTCGTTTTTTAAAGCCCTTGGACCTATACCTTCAAGTATTGCAGGCTTGTAGCCGCTTGCAGTAGCTTTAGTGTTTATATTCTTTTTTATAGCTTTTGCTAAAGGTTTAACTTTTTTAGCAACTTTACCTACTCCATAAGGTAATAAAGCTAAACTAACCTCTGTGGCAGCTTTTTTTCCTAAAGTTTTATAATCTCCTTTTTGATAATCACTATATATATCTTTTGCGGAATCATATAAATCTTGTACTACACCTACCGGCGTCAAGCTTTTAGCTATGTTATCTGCGGTTGACAACAAAGTTTTAGTTAAACTTACTTCTGGTTTTCTAGCTTCTAACATTTTTTTCTTCATATCACTAGATGTTAAAAAAGCTTTAGTATTAGCAGTTACATTAGGTTGATAATCATGAGGGCCTCCGTGGCTTGTTAACGGGCTTTTGCTTAAAAACTTTTTATTAAAACTCATTTTTTATTCTTATGTATTAAAACTCATTTTTTATTCTTATGTATTAACAACCATTTATGAACTGTATATCCAATAGTTAAAGCTAATAATAATACTTCTAACGCAGGCTCTATCCAGTTTAAACTAGCTAAAGCAAATGAAGATGCATTTAATAAATACAGCTTCAAATCATCTACCCCTATCATTTGTTAGCGTTAAGAACAGCGTTACCTTTATAAGGTATGTTGTTCTCAATACCTGGTATATTTTTTTTAGTACTGCATCCGCACATACTATCACATCCACAAGATTTTAATACTCCTGCAGGCTTTTGATATTCTCCGTAACTTGGCATAATTAATTATTTTTTTAGTAGTTTAAAATCTTCACCTGTTATTTCACCATCTTTGTTAGCATCAATTTTATATTGATCACCTTTTAAAGTTAAGGCAGATGGCAAAGTATTTGCTCCAGATATTTCAGACATCTTTAAACCGCTCTTATATTGAGCAGCTGACATCTTGTAAGTCATAGGGCTATTTACCCCAGTTAACATTTTTAAAGGTTTCATATTTCCAGTCATCATTAAAGGTATTTCTTCTCCTGTCATAGGATCTATGTTAGTTTTGTATGTTGGTTGTTCTTCAGCTTGTCTTTGATCTGTAAAGTCCATTCCAGTTACACCTGAGGCTAAACCTCTACCAAAATCACCTAAACCTTCTTTAAATGAATAATCTTCACCAGCATCTTTAGCTTCTTTTCTATCTCTTAAAACTTCACCAAATCCTCCTACTAATCCTTTTATTCCCATACCTATTAAAGCGGTAGGTATTGTAAATGGCGATTTATTTGTCTTTGTTGGCATAATCTATTGCTTTTGTTATTACTCTGTAACTATATCTATTACTTTTTTCTAATTTAGTTGTAGGCATGTTCTCCTCACCTAACATAATACGGTACATGCGACTTATCAGCTGTTTGCACTTATAGGAAACTTTATATATATGATATTTTTGAGTGGTGTGGTTTCTTTTCCGCCACACTGTAATCCACCCTTGTTTCAATAATCTGTTCCAGCGCCTGTTATCCCAGCTGAATGAGTACGTACCTTTTTTAAAATCATCTTTAGTAAACATATCTATGGCATCTAAGTAAATTAGTAGCTCTAGATCTGCATCTGTTAATTCATTAGTTTTACAAGCCCACTTTCTTATAATCCTGTAATGTTTTAGTAAATTTAATTCTTTTAAATCTGACGAACTTAGTCTTCTCATTAGTTTTATCTGTCATCAACACTTGTATATTTTTTTCTATTTTTCTTTTTAATTCTATTAGTTTTTTTACTAACATCCATATTCCAGTCATCATCTAATTCACTGTTTGAAAAGGTTATTTCTTTCTTAACTCTACCTTTTCTATCTAATTTAGAAAAATAAACATTTGCACCAGGTGAATCTGGGTCTAGTTTTTGATGCATATCCACTCTTAAATTACCTTTAGATGCGGACATACCAGAAGATGTTTGTTCTCCTTTATCAAAAGTTTTACTTACTAATCTATTACGTTGATTACTATTTTGTTTGCTTTCGCTAATAAAAGGATTTTTAATACCTTTCATCATCATGGCTGATCTTTCTAAATCTTTTCTTGTACCTGGCATTTTTGTTTTTTTATAGTATTATCACTACGTCATGTTCTTTAATGACTTTATAGTTTTCTTTTTTTATTTCAATATTAAATCCAGCTGCTTTATCATAATAAACTTCATCACCTTTTTTTAATACCGAAACATCAGAGCCAGGTTCTATAACCTTAGCTCTTCTGTATCTTATATCTTCTCTTTGCTTTTCAGCTAGAATTAAACCTCCTTTTGTAGTCGTATCAACTTCTTTGATAGGATCTATAACTATATATTTACCTACTGCTTTCATGCTCTTACGTTGTTAATCACACAATCAGTTGATAATATAGTTGTAGCTACTGAAGCCGCGTTAGCTAATGCACTTTTAGTAACTAACAAAGGATCTATAATTCCGGCTTTTACCATATCTACCGTATTTCCTGTAACCACATCTAATCCTTTACCTTCTTCAAGCTTTTTTAATTCTTCAACCCCTGCATTTTTTAATATTAATTCATAAGGTTTTCTTATAGCTTGGTATAATACTTCCTCTCCTATACAGGTTGGTTTCAAATTAAAGCTAGCATTTAAAAGAGCTATACCACCACCTGGTACTATACCTTCTTTAATCGCGGCTTTTGTAGCGCAAATCGCATCTTCAACTCTATCTCTCTTCTCTTTTAATTCTATCTCAGAGTTAGCCCCAACTTTAACTGTAGCAACCTTAGCTTTTAATTTAGCTAATCGTTTCTCTAGTCTAATAATAATATTAGGGTTTTTAGTTTCTTTTATATTCTTTTCTAACAAAGCAATAGTTTCTTTAACTTCTGTATTATCAGTTAAATCAACTTGCAAAATTGTTTCCTCGTGGTTAGTTACAGATTTAATACATGATCCTAAATGTTCAGGCTGTATAATATCCATATCATCTCCTAGGTCTTCGTTAATAAGTGTAGCACCAGTCACAGCACATAGATCGCTTAACACGTCTTTTTTACTGATTCCGTATACTGGTGCATCTATGATATTGACCTTTATGTTACCCTTCGTTTTATTCATGGCCAGCGCGGAAACTACTTGTTGGTCAACATCTGCAATGATAAGTAAACTCTTACCATTTTTAATAACATATTCTAAAACAGACTGTATCTTTCTAACATTAGGTATTTGTGATTCAACTATTAAAACCAATGGATTATCTAGTTCAGCCGTGCCTTTTTCTTTATTAGTAATAAAATGGTTGTTCTTTAACGCTTGATCATATTGAACACCTTCTATTAATTCTACTACAGTTTCAGGTTGTTCATTTGTTTCCATCATAACAACACCTGTCTCATCTACTAATCTAAATGCTTCACCTATAACTTTACCTAACTCTTTGTCATTGTTAGCAGATATAGTTGCTACTTGGTCAATTTTTTTACCAGTAACTTTTTTAGACTTTTTATTTAAATACTTTATAACTTTATCAACACCTGATTCAATACCTTGTTTCATAGCTCTTGGATCATCTAAAAGAGAATGCTCTGTAGCTTGATCTAATATGGCTTTAGCTAATACTGTAGCTGTAGTTGTACCATCGCCTGCATCTGATACTGTTCTTTGAGCTGCTTGTTTAATAAGCGTAGCTCCGATGTTTTCTAGTGGATCTTGTAACGTAATGCTATTAGCAACTGTTACTCCATCTTTTGTTATTTGTGGTGCACCATTACTATCTTCTAGTATAACACATTTTCCACTTGCTCCTAAGGTTGATCCTACTGCATTAGTAAGTTTTTCAACCCCAGTTAATATCTGACTTCTAGCTGTATCGCCAAAAGCCAGATTTTTAACTAACTTTAATTCTTGCATTTAATTTAATTTGATATAATTGATTTTGAATATTTACTCGAAGGTTTTAATTACTTTCGGTCCTTTGGTAAACTCTAGCTTTTTAGAATAATGTTCAATAGAAGCATCTATTGCTTGTTCTGCTCCAGCTATTGTTTCTCTTCTGGTAACATCGATCCAGTCGTCTGAGTCGATAGATTTATATTCGGTTTGTAAAAATCCATTAGGTAATTGAACTATTCTCCAGTTTTTCTTCTGTGAAATATGTTTCCAGTACTTAATGGTTTCTTCATTTGGTTGTGGTGCACTAGACCACGTATTGGTGCGGGTATATAAAAACGTCATTGTATTTGGTTTTAGTTAAACGTTGGTTATTATATACTATCACTTGATAGTTCGGTTATTTAATATTTTTATAATGCAGATGTAATAGTTTCCCAACCTGAACTTGTATAAACTTCTAGCTTGTTAGTACCTGTATTATACCTAATCATTCCATTAACTCCTGTAGATGGTCTTTCACCTTCTGTTCCTTTAGGTAATTGAATTGCTCCAGTTGATGAAGATGATCTTTCAGTTGTTGTATTGCTTGTTCCAACATAAACATTGTATTGTCCAATAGCGGTTGTGCCTGTTCCACCAGCTGAAACTCCTAAATTTCCAAAAGTCAAACTACCAACATTATTAGGAGCTGTAGTTAAAGTCAACACTTGACCAGTGGTTCCAAGAGCACTAGGTGTTTTTAAAGAGTAAGCTGTGCCACCATTTGCTGGTCCTTCTATTATAGCATATGTAGCTCCATCGGGTGACTTAAGTTCTAGTTTACCTCCAGAAGTAGTGTATCCATTAATAGCTAATCTAGTTGCAAAAACAGAGCCTGTACCAGCGACTGTACTAAAAGAAGCTATACTAGTTCCTATGTTTACTACTGTAGCTCCAGAATTTTGAGTAACTAAAGAATCACCTAAAGTAGAAGTTGTTGACCATATTGGTAAGCTATATTGTGTTCCAGTTCCAGGACCACTTCCTCCTCCTGCTGCAGCTGCCCAAGTGGGCACGCCACTAGCTGCTGTAACAACAAAACCATCTGTTACTCCATTTGTTGCTAATCTCGCAAATGATGAACCAGTATAATATACTAAATCACCATTGTTAAATACTCCGCCTCCAAGTCCACCGTTTTCTGCTGGTAGTACGCCATTGACATCTGTAGTTAAATCAATAGTGCTCCAAGTACCTGCTCCGTCTAAATAATTACCTGCAGTACCACCAACTGGTACATGTCCAATAGTACTTCCTCCACCATAAGAAGTTGAGGTAAGTGTTATAGCGCTAGATCCTGAAGTAGTTAAAGCTGTGTTAGCAGAAGATATTGATAATACACCTGTGTTAGCTATTGTTATGTCTCCCGTTGGTAAAGTTGATCCACTCAAGCTTATTCCAGAGCCTGCTGTTAAGCTGTCTACTACATCAATAGCATCTTTTATCGATGCTACTGTAGCGTTTTTAGTTTTATTACCATCTGCAGAATCTGATATTAATATCAAATCGCTTGTTGCTAGTGTTGCTTTAGTTGGATATGTATATATTATAGCCATTATTTCTTTTTACGTTTAGTTTTATTACCTTCTTTTTTAGTTCCATTGCCATCATTGCCTCTATTAGCTTTAATGGACTCAAATCTTTTATCATCATGATCATAGTCTTTACCTTTTAACCAAGATTTACCATGTTTCTTTGCAGCAGCTCTTCTTTTACGCTGATTCTCTGCTTTTTTAGCTCTTCTAGCTGGTGTTTTAGCAGCTTTTAAATCTCTTTTAGCTTTATCTCTTTTAGCTTGTGGTGATAAATATGGCATTAGTTACATTTACCAGCTAATGCTTTAGCTTGTGTACATATCCCGCCTTGGCTTCTACCAGTTGTAGTAGACATATTGCCACTACCTTTTATGCCTCCGCCAGGCGTGGTGCTTATATCTGACGACATTGGTGTAAATCCAAATCCATATTTATTTTTAATAGCGTTTTTTCTACCACCGGTTCCACCCGCTTTGTCTTTCCAAGATGCTTTTCTTCTTTTTGAAACATCTCTTCCTTTAAAATCAGGTCTGGATTTTTTAAGATCTTTACGCATTTCAATCCAAGGATGGTATTTTTCAGTACTAGTACTTCTTGCTGCCTTTAAATAAGTTCTAGTTTCTTTAGGAGTTAATCTTTGTCTTGTTCCTTCTATTTCATCTCTAAAATCGATTGATTGAGGGTTTTTGTCATAATTTAGAGATGTAGTTAAAAATTTTTCATAGCGTGGTGCTTCAACTAATTCCTTTTTTCCATCTATTTTTTCATACTTACCTGGAATTTTCTGTACTTGACTAAAAGTATTGGTTTCTATCTTAGGCTTAGCAGCTTGTGTAGCTTTTAATCTATCTATTCTAGTTTGTTGAATTTCTTTTTTAGCTGCTTTAGGATTTGCTATTGTGTTTATTAATCCTCTTGATTTTAAAACCTCTCCAAATGCTGATTGTCCTCTACCTGGTTCTTGCTCGTATGCCATGTTATTGTTTTTTAGCTGTTAACATGCCACCAATTCCAACAGCCATGGCTAATTTACCAGCTTTAATTAGTCTTGCTTCTCTTCTAGTAGATTTCCATATCTTACTATTTTCACCTTTTTTAAACTCTTGCCTTGGAACAGAGTATTCTATTTTAGTGCTTTGTCTAAAAGGTCTATTTGTCAATGTTGCATATTGTCCAAACTCAGGTTTTAATCCGCCGCCTTGCTTTAATCTAGCAGTATCTACAACATCTGTAAACTTAACATTCTTATTTGCTCTCTTCTCTTTTACACCTTGTATAAAGTCTTTTATCTTACCGTCTTTTCTTAATACGCTATATCCCATAATTAATTCTTTTGTCTTAAATTAGTATATTACACAAAATCACTTAGTTTTACATGAAACAAACCTTAAAACTACCATATAATATATATGAAGAAACTAGAGAAAACAAAGATAATTACAGAGATAATAATATATATACTTAAAATAGTCGATGTATTGCTGCATATCACAAAAGTGTGACAATAGCCCCTTACTAGGCTAGGTCTAACGGCCTAATGTCACTGTTTTTCATAACTAGTTATATAGAAGTATAGTGTTATAGCCCTATCTATCT